ATACCGTGTATGCACGGCAACGTTGCCGGGAACGAAAAACCTTTTGGAGATTGAAAACGATGCGAACCGAAGAGCAGATCGAAGCGATCGCCGATCTAAACGAGGCTGATTCGAAACGGCTCACTAGCTTTGTCTGCCTGCCAGATAACGCCGTGGGACTCAACGGGGTCTGCAAGTGGTCTTGCTACACCAACGGATCGGACACCTGCTTGGATCTCGGTATCACCGAAGAAGCTGGATTCACCGCTAGCGAGGTGGCAAACGCTCGAGAGCGATTCACCCTAGCAACCGCAACACTTTTTGAACTGATCTAGGAGATTGAGGATGATCGCAACACTGACAGAACTGGAACGATCTTGCATAAACACGCTGATCCCTTTGCTTGATAACGAGCCAGGGTATTCAGATGTTTCAACCCGTGACCTAGCCCGGGCGACCGGCATCCCGATGAAAATCTTTCGCGGTGTGATCGGATCGCTGGTCAAGAAAGATGTTTTAGTGGTCGACGACTCTTGTGGCGTAGAAATCGTTTATTTGCAGACTTCTCACTGGAATCTGCATCCTCGTTGGGTTGCTTGCAGGGGTTAGGGCAAGCGCGGCTAGGGAATTTTATTCCCTAGCGTCCCCAGGTGGCACAGTGTCACTGGAATTTTTTTTCTGGAGAGGAGTTCCGAACATGACGAAAGTCGTTAATCGAGCAGGTGTCGAAGTTGCCCACGAATCCTTTATCGCAGGTGCGATGGACGCAGGAGGAGCGGGAGACCGGAAGGCGAAGACCTTCGACACCCTGAGAGAAGCTGTCACATTTGCTCACGCTCACTCACACCGCGAAGTGTTGTGGATTTCCTGGTTTTCACATTCCACCGACAAGACATGCCGTCTTGTCACTGTGACCAACAGGGCAGCAGCGAGCGGCGCTTGGCAGTGCGACTGGCTAGCCGAGAACGACGAGGTGTGCAAGCGCCTCGCAAAAGTGCTTAAGCGAAGAATCGTAGCGACCAAACCGCGATCAAAGATCGAGGCGCTCCTAAGCTTCGACACTGATTCTTTGCTCCAGTGGCTCGCCAACGCGAGAGTGACAGGCGCACGGGCGATCGGTCACTACAAGGCTGATCGAAACCAGTGGATTGCTGACGCGATCATCGCCGAGTTAACACGCCGTGGATGCCCTGTCCCCAGTGATGCCTCGTTGTACTGCGTAGGTGTCTTCAACGGATTCGGCTCGTACTAGACCCCCTAGGCAGTACGCACTCGAGGGGGCAAACGCCCTGCCCCTGAGAGTCTGCACTGTCGCAGAACACCAGCCTCAGTGAGACGAGGCACACCAAGGAGATTGATAATGAGTAACGATTTCAAGACCGACCCCCGCAGTTTCGCGATCAATTTGGTAGAAAACCAAGTGGTTTCCGCTGATTACCTGCTGCTCTGCGCACTCAAGTACATGAGCAATGACGATGTTCGCGAAATGCTCGACGCGAACGAACTCTCCCCAAGATTCGACGAAGAGGTTTGCATAGATTGCGGTGGCGAAAACATCGAAGAAGGCACCTGCACCGATTGCGAGCGAGAAGAATGGCTCGCGAAACACGATGACGACAATCATGATATCGATGCGATGAGGATTGATATCGCCAACGGAAACCTTGAAGTCGGCGACGACGAAAGAGCGGCGGAGTACGAGCACGCTGAAATTGTGAGAGCTTCCGTTGAAAACGGGCAGGTGACGCAAGCTCGCGAGCAAGCGGGACGATACGGCTACTCGCAGGAATGGGTACAGGCGCTCGTAGATCGCGACTAGAAGGGGTTAGGTCTAGTGCGGCAGGGGGTTTCCCCCCTGCGTCCCCGCTGACACAGTGTCACAACGGAACCAGCCCCAGTGAGACGGGGCGAAAACAACAGGAGATTGAAGATGCATTGTCCAATCGTTAGGCTTTCCAGGCTAAAGCCTCGAAAACAGGGTACAAAAACGTACGAGGGCGGCGTGGAAAATCGACGTATGTACCTGAACCGCGCGCACCGATTCTGTTCTGTAGTGCGCAAGAAACTCGAGGCAACTGGAGAGTATCGTCATTGCCACGAATCGTTCTTGGTTCGCGATACCCTCCTTAACGTAGAATCGGTATTTGTCGATCTCGGCACTTTCGGTGTAGAGCACATCGCAGCGAATGGCGAGCGATCGCCTGAGATCACGTACCTAAACACCGGCGACACGTACGACCTGACGTTGCTGTACGTCAACGGGCGTTTCCGGCTCGGTTGCTGGGGCGATCTAGTAGAACGTGGAAACTATAACTAACACACAACATAGGAGATTGCGAAATGTTTGACGCGCACGGTTTTGAAGTTGAGACATGCAGTCGCTGCGGTGGATCCGGCGAGTATTCGTACTGCACAATGTACGGGACGAAGTGTTTTAAGTGTGGCGGCGCCGGTCGGCGGTTCACCAAGCGTGGAGGTGAGGCAAATCGCTTCTATCTCTCGCTTTTTGAGGTTCCCGTGGAGTCAATTGTGATCGGCGATTGGGTGCGACTCACAGGGTACTCAAAAGCCAAGGTCTTAGAGGTGTCGACTGGAGTTCAGGTTGGATCCTCAAACGGCGTTCCGTACGAACTCCCAACAGTCATCCTCGTAATCAACACAAAACATGGAAAACTGCATGCACATCATTTCCACGGGGACACAGTCAGAAAGCTTGAGTCGGAATCGATTATTGCCGAACGACTGGTGACGGCAATGGAGTACCAAGCAACCCTTACGAAGCAGGGCAAGGTAAAGAAAGTCAAGGTTACTAGCAGGGGTTAGGGCTAGTGCGGCGAGTCTTAGGGCTCGCGTCCCCAGTTTGTGGATGTGAACCATGACGCAATCTTCGTGGTGGCAAGCCGAGCCCATACGGCACAGGAGTGAATAGATGAAGACCGAAAGACGATGGCAAGCAAGGTTTCGAAACAGCATCGGCGGGATCATGTTCTTCGGCGCACGACGACGAGGGCGAGGCAAGTGGCTGAGAGGCGATGAGGTACCGCAGGAAGTCCGAGATTACCTCCACCTGGAACTAGCTCAGGGCGCAGGCAGACGATACTACCAACGCGACTGGACCTCTATTGAGAAGATGCACGCAGAGTGCGCGCCAGAGACGCATTTCTATCGTGGTTGGTTGGTGGTCGATTTCAAGGTCAATGAGACAAAGGCACAAAAACCTGCCGCGATTGATGTTGACCTAAAAAAACTACGGGATGTCCTTCGAAGCATGAACGAAGGTCGCAACTTAGACAGTTGTTTCGATATCGTATCATTCGGATGGAAAGATGCCGATCTAGAACCGTCAGGTTGCACTGGTATCAAATCGCTTGATTGTGTTGAGGGCAAGCGTGTTGTTTTAACAGTCAGTGGACACAAGACTTTTTGCGACCCTTGCCAAGACGAAGGCAGTGGGTCAGAGATGTCAGATAGCGACTGGTGTGCTCACAGCATCGTTTGCGAATGCGGAACTGACTGCGAGTGGACAGGAGATGACTGGTGCGCCAGTTTCAGCGAAACAATCAAAGTACTTGTTGTTCACAGTAAGAATGTAGTCGATTACGACAAGACCGCTCGACGCATTATTAGAGCAGCAGAAAAGTGCATCGACCCGATTGCTGAAAACTGGGCAGATACCGACAAGAGTCTTGATGACCTTTACAACGAATTGCACAAAGAAAGCGAAGGGTATTACGAGGACAACGATCCTCGAGCCATGGGTTGGGTTGGCTATGACGGCTTGCCATGACTAGAACTCGACTGCTCAAGCGATAGCACTTGGTTCTCCCGATAGTTTCCGCACTACTATCAGAAAGTCTCACGAAGTGCGGCGCGGTTCTCCCGATGCGTATTCGGGGGGCTTTTAAGATTTTAAGTGACAAATAGAAAAATTCCATTAAACCCTAATTGACACACGCATGAGTGGTCGATACATTGGTTGCTTCGGTTTTACGTTCCGTACAAATTGATTGGAGATTAGCGATGAAGATCAGAGCAGAGATGACGGACCTTTGGGCTGACGAAGGTGGCTGGTCAGGCAATTATGCATGGGTGCGACGAGTCGAGATCGAGTTGCCAGACACCGCAACAGATCTGCAGATCGCTCGCCGAGTCAAGAAGGCACTTGGCATTCAGGGTTGGAGGCAGGATTCATGGGCAGCGAATGAGCTGTGCTGGAGAGATGGATGCGTTGGAGCATGGGCGGAGGTGGTATCGTGAACCTCGAGCAATTCTTCAATGCATACGTTGCATGCGCCCTGTGGTCATCGACCGACGACAACAGTGAACCACTAGACATGTACTCAATCGAGGACATCGACCCAAAAACACTCGAGGCAATGCGAGGCGACTGCAAGGACTTCCTAGAAGCCAATGCGACATTGCTTGACGGTCTTGACGATGAGCAATCCGGTCATGACTTTTGGCTGACCCGCAATGGTCACGGTGCTGGGTTTTGGGATCGCGGACTCGGCGAGGTTGGCGACAAGCTAACCTCTGCATGCAAACCATACGGCAGTTTCGATCTTTACGAAGTGGAGGGCTTGATCTATGGGCAGTAAGTGTGTTTATGACTACTACGAAATAGCCGTCCCAGGCGATGCATTTGACGGGGACGATGCAATCCAGCAATTGGGCTCACTTGCAATCGACGAAGCAAGAGAGAGGGCTAAGCTCTATTGCGTACCAGCGGAATGGACATTCAAGCTGATCAGTGGTGCAGCTGGAGATTTCGAGTGCGTGTTTCAAGTGGTAAGGAAGAGGAACAGGAGATTAAGCAATGCCAAGTAGCATCAAGCAACTCAAGGAAGCGATCCGACACCCGTATGCGTGGCCAGGAGGCTACGAGAAGTCGGCGTTGATGTCCGATGGTGGCTCGCTCTGCCTTCAGTGCTGCAAAGACAACTTCCGCAACATCGTGGACTCGACGAAGAGAAACATCGGAGACGGCTGGAAGTTCGAAGGCGTGGGCATTGTGTGGGAAGGCGAGTGCCAGTGCGATCAGTGCGGCAAAAGCCTTTCCGTGTACGGAGATTAGACGTTTTGCGGGCATCGCTCACTGTCGTCAGGTCAGTGGGCGAGCCCCTGCAACGTCGCAGGTTTCAACAACACAGGGAGATTAGCATGAGCACGACGAGACTAGACGATTTTCGGACAGAGCACTTGAGTGGTGAGGCACTCAAGGTCGCTGAGATTGTAAGGCGAGTTATCGGAGAAGATGCTTTCGGTGGTGGTTGCCGAGCGTTCTGGACGCCAGAAGAATGGCAGGCTCGCAAGGAGGAGTACGGCACCGATTCTCTGCTGATACTGGTGCATGACGGAGGCGACTTGGCGAAGTTCTGCAATTGGGATTACGGGCAGTACTCGTTGAGTGATCAGCTCGACGAAGCACTGACGAAGGCTGGATATTATTACGAGCAATGCACTTGCTGGTATTCAGCAGTTTATCGATTGCCATCCTGATCAGATTGCGAGCTCGAGGGGGGTTTGCCCGAGCCCCTGAAAGTCTGCAATTTCGCAGTTTCGATGTAACTTTTTTGAGGTTTTACGATATGTCTAATGTACCCGTTTCACTTTCCGTTCGAGGACTTCAGTTGGCGAAAACTCTGGAGAATACACACGGTCGCCTCGAGTTGATCCTGAAAATTCTCGATCTTGAAAACGAGCTGGCACTGCACATAACGTATGTCATCATCGAGTCCGCACTAGTTGATTCACCATCAGGAAACGGCCTAAGGCGGACTTCGATGCATGACTTTGTTCCCCGTTCTGAACCGCCAAAAGATTTTCCAAATAATTTCCAGAAAGTGTGTGTAGAGTTCTTGCCCTAGTCGATAAGTGTGTGTATAGTAACTACATCACGGCAACGATAACCACAAACAAGGAAACGAAAAATGACCAAAAAAGTAACCTGGATCGTAACAAAAGATGAAAAAGAAATCGCACGAGTATCAACCAAGAAGATGGCAGAAACGATTGCATCACAAATCGGCGGATACGTTCACAAGTACACGGTGGAATAATGCAAAGATGGATCGACAAAGAGGACTCCACCCGCTGGGTGGAGTTTGAGGAAAGCGAGAAATTAGAAAACGGTTCTAGTGTTCTGGGCCGGTTTTACCATAAAAGCGGAGTGTTGCTTAATCGATGTTACGCTCCGGCAAAGTACATACTGAATGAGTTTACTAAAGAGGATTCAAATGCAAAACCTGTCGTTCACAGCGCACGAAGATCGAAACACCGGAGATTGGGTTGTTCGAGTTGCTTACGGTGATAGTTACATTTCGATTGCCTCGGCAAACGGAGAGCAAGAAGCTAGTTTGATTGCACAATCGCTAAATACGATTTGCTCTGATCCTACATGTGCCGATAGCCTGATTGAAGGACTTTGGATGGAGTATATGTCGTTTTGCGATGAGGAAACGAGCGAATGACGAACGAACGTAAAAACATAACCCAGCCTGCCGATTGGTGGGCAGCATTCGAAGAAGCAGCGAAAGCCGAAGGCTTGACGCTAGCCGCTTGGCTAGGCGAAGCCGCCAAAGCAAAATTGCCGCCGAAGGTGGCTAAGAAGCTGACGGAGCGACCGCCAGCAAACCGCCCACCGAAGGCGAAAGATTAGATACGGGGAACTAAGCAAGTTGAAGCCGATGAGGCGAGTTCGATTGTCAACACCATTCCAATCGAGATTGCCGAGTTCTGTGACGATCACGGGCAACTAATATGCAACCCGATGAGCGAGGCAGTGTTGATTGAGTCACTGCGAAACAAGATCGGCTTGGATATCCGCGCGATCTTAGATACCCTGCCCGAAGAACTAGGATTGTATTCGCTGCGTGTGATCTATATTCACAAGCGCGAAGCAATCGAGGGCATAATCAAGGTTGCTGTTGTTTCTGCACGCTAAAATTTAATTAGAGGGATCTCAAGATGGCAAGATGGATTGTTGTGCTGCTGCTGTGCTGTGGATGCGCAGGGCAAAAAGCTAGGGTTACGATAACGCGAGTTAACGGTGAACCCGCGATCTCGTTTGAAATTGAGGAATCAAGGAAACCATCTGGTGATGATGCCAAGAGCATTGCTAGGTAGAATTTAGAGAGCTTGGTTTGTTGGACTAAAGTTGAAGGAGCAAGGAATGTTAGTTTTACGACGAAAAGTAGGCGAGTCGATTATAATCAATCACAACGTAAGGGTCACGGTGCATCAGGTCATCGGCAATACCATACGCCTCGCGATTGACGCGCCGAAAGACGTGAGCGTCAACCGAGAAGAACTAGAGCTGAGGATCGCTGCGGAGGGCAAAGATGAGGAGTGACATCCATATCCGTTGGTTAATACGCCGCGACATGCGCGAAGTAATGGCTATCGAGCATGGGAGTTTCGAGTTCCCTTGGGGCGAACGGGACTTCATCGAGTGCCTGCGGCAACGAAACTGCATCGGCATGGTCGCTGAGTTGCACGGCGTGATCGCTGGCTACATGGTTTACGAACTGTGTAGGAACCACATCAAGCTGCTATCAATCGCGGTAGACCCAAATCTCAGAAGGCTTGGAGTTGGCACCGCAATGATGACGAAGCTGAAGTCGAAGCTGAATCACATCAAACGCAGAGAAATCGTGTTTGACGTGCGAGAGACGAACCTTCCAGCACAGTTGTTCTTCCGTGCCGTGGACTGCAAGGCGATAGGAATCAATCCGAATCTCTACCGCGATACCGATGAAGACGCCTACCTGTTCACTTACAGTGAGCAGATGGCTTAACCCACAAGCCGGTGGCACTACTAGAAGCGTCACCGGCTTTTTCTTTTTCTGCTACTCTCTCGCAGCTGACTTTCGTCGTTGTACAAATTTGAGTAGATCCCCCGGCTGAACCCGCCACATTGCACGCTGCGCCTTGTCTGGTCGAACGTCGATTGCTGACAGATCACCGCTATCGATCCAGCTCTGCACCGTGCGCCGGTTAACTTGCATCCTAACAGCAACCTCATCGACTTTGAGCAGTTCTGGTTTCATGTGTGCGATCACCTCCTCTATCTCGATTCGCTTCATTGCTCTCGGTGAAGTCAACATTAGGTACGCTTCCAGATCCCAGTCGCAAAGTCTTCGCTCGGCAAGCAATGCTAGCTGCTTAGCTTCGGACCACTGCCTAGCGTCACCGAGTTGATCGTGACACCAACGGCATACAATGAGCAGGGCAAACAGCTTGTCGAGGCTTTTTTGGCGATGCACCCCTCTTGATATCTCATGAACATCGAGCGGAGTCACTGATCCAGTGAAGTATACGCGGTCGCAAACCTCGCATCGACCAACGGACTGCCGAAGATTGTCCCTGATGGGCTTGGCTTCAGTGAACCTCGCCCTAGCCTTAGCAGACATGTTTCGCATTAAAACGGCATATCCTTTGGATCAACGCGAGGTCGCTCTCGATTTGCACCAGGAGCGCCTTCGGCTCGCTGCCTTGGTTCACTGAACGATAAACTCATGAACGATCCATTCTGCCCTGCTTTGATCCACGCAGAGATCTGAAGCTCTTGCCCATTGATCGTCGCTTTCCCGGTGTAGTCTGGTCTGTTCTCCACACCTTTCTTGTCGTTCTTAAAAAGCACTCCACTATTGTCACGTTGCTGTTGCCCACTCATATCACATCCTCCGACGAGCTGTTAGTTTTGGCTCGATGGCACTGCTCGCATAGCACCACTAGCCCTTCCGGTTCGCAGAATAAACGCTCTACGAAACCGGCGATGTCCTCAAATGAACGAAGCGATCCAGCTGGAACAATGTGATCGACCTCGACTTCCGATTGCGGGAACCAGTGATTGCATTCAGCGCACTGGAACTCCCACTTTAACCTTTTATTGTCGCTCTGGCTTGGTCTCCTAGCCCCTTGTAGCACCATTCTACGTGGAGCCCACTTCCGAGACGCCAGCCGCAAATTGCTACGCAGGAATCCCCAGAACTGAGCCTCTGTTAATGTGTTTCCGGCTCTGGTTCTTGGAACCCGTTTGTTGCTCGGTTGCTTTCGCATTATGTGGCGGCTTTCGTGATAATCAATTCTACCTTTGAATTGTTGTTGCCTGTTGAGTTCACTATTTCCGATATGGCGTGATCTGCGTAAAGATCTCGAATCAAAGTGCAGTCGTCATATGTTGCTACCCAATCTTGATCGCCGCATGTGATCCAATCCTTCAGTCGCTTATGGTCGCTCACTGAAAAGGCGTGCCGATATAAGCCCTCACCTGCACCAGCGTATGGAGGATCTGCAAACACGAAGTCTTTGCTCTTAAGTTCGATTTCTTCGAAGTCGCAATGAATTATCTCAACGCCTTTGAGCAATTTGGAAAACTCAATTACGGTTCGTATGATCCTATCAGCGTTCCATCTGCAGCCAATCAAATAGTCGCTGTTCTGTTCTTTTCCTCCCTGAGGACCACCAGCCAAATAACCAATGCCTCCATGCGAACAGTATTGCAGGATAAGCTTATTCATTGCGATAGAAACTAGGTCTCCCGCAACACCATCAAGCTCCTTAGCCTTGTACCAGTCCTCAACATTTGGTGTCCATGAGCTGACCTTTGCGGCGAGAAGCAATGGATTGTCCCGAACGCACTTCCATAGTTCAATTAGAGAGAAGTCCTTATCTGCTAGCAACACTGATTGAAATCGGGTTCTCATCAAATTCCTAATTGCGACTGATCCGCCTCCGACAAAAGGTTCAACATACCGCTCTGGAGAAAACAACCCTCCTCCGGATGGCATCACCTTCTCTAGCTTTCCGTTCCACAGCTTCGATTTCCCACCTGGATACCTAAGCAGATTCGCTCCGGGTTTGCTGCGTTTCATCTCAGACATGGGCTGCAGGTCTTCTGGTGCAATCTCATGGTTCATGTGTTCTCCTTTCAAAGCTTTAACTAGCGGCTTGGATTGCACATCCTCCCAGCTTATCCAACCGAGTAGCGACACCACCCCAGATCGCACAACAGCCATTACAAATCTATGGCATTTCTTTTTTTTCAGTTGTTTTACAAGAGGCATATTTTGAGATGCCGTAGATTTAACATCAACTTTTATACCTCCGCACACAAAATCAAAACCGTTGTCATAGTTTTTCCCGAAATCAACGTGCTTGCCCATGTATTTCGCAAATGCGCATTCTCCAATTAGCCCCACCATGTGAGCTTCCTTAGACAACCCCTTGCCCCACTCATCGGCTCTTGCATTGTCGCGGTCTTGGCGTCGTTTTGCTTCCTCTTGGCAGAACACCTCCCATCCACTCTCGACTTGAATATCGATTTTAGTCGGGATAATCCGCCCCTTTGTTTCAACAAGCATAATAGCTTTCCCCTAGAACAACTCCACCAAATCCAACCACAGACCGCCCGCAGCCAGCAATTCCCTCATATCCTTAAAGGGCTCTGGGATCATAACCCAAGCCGCATTTAGCTCTGCCGCTACTTTCTTCGCACCGTATAGTCCAGGCCAGCAGAAAGAACAGCCCCGGCAATTGGCTGTGCAACTCGGCACCATTCCCCGGCGATCCGGACGCTCGTCGCGTTCTCCCACCACGATCACCCGCTTTTCTGGACAGCATTGTTTTATCATTCGCTTGATATACTGACCTCCGTGCGTATTTGACGCGCGACCGACTGCCGAAAGACCTGAGGATTCGCATGCGGCAACGTCACTTCCGCCTTCGACGATCCACAGTGGTCCCTTTCTAGTGAACCAGTCCGAAGTGTAGAATACGCCGGTTGAGCCACCAGGGTTAGTTCGCTTTGTTCCATCGGCATACCGGCGGACATAACCAATGCAAACGCCGTTCGAGTCCCTGCTCGGCCAGCTCGAAAACTCAGCCTTGTTCCATTCGTCCCAGCCTACACCGACCCGCATGGAGTCTAGTGCGTCAACGCTAACTTGAAGCTGGTCACCCAGCTCGCAACGCTTGTCGTGCGCTTCTGCGTGCTCATACATGGCTTTGCACTCCTTTGTCCAGTCAGGCTTCTTCTCTGCTTCCTTCGTTACCACGACCGGTGGTAGAGGGGATGACAGCATGTGGAGCCATCCAAGACCTCCCTGCGAGTCCTCGACGGGCTTCTCGCTTTCGACTCGCATGCATCTCACAGCAGATCCGTCTGCCGTTCTACCGCAGTAGTCTGGCTTGCCGCAGATGGGACACGGCTCTCGCCTACTGACTCGTTTCCATTTGCCCATTTTATCTGTCGATTCCAAATGCTGTTTCGTGCCGAAGTTCCATCATGTCTGGTGTTCTCCGTGGACCTCTTCGAACTATCGGCGTAAAGTATCCAGAGGCAACCATCTCCGTAATCTTGCCCCTCCTGCAAGATTTGCAATAACGCTCACCTTTGATCGCCTCCATGCTGCATTCTTCGCACTTGAGCGGAAATTTGACGTTCATGAACTGGTCCTCCAAGGGTTCGCTTCTCTTGAGAAATCACCAACGGTAAATCCATACGTGTAACGCACTGGTTTTTCGGCATCGCTGTGACCATACGGAATCATGCGGTATCGCCTTTCAGCGACAGTGATGTGCGATGGCGTGCGAAGCATCGTGCCTTGCTTGGTAGCCAATCCCTTCGCAATACCCCACGCTTGTTTGAAGTTCTTGCCCCTCGACCCAGCGATGTACAACGCTTGCACGAACATCTGCTCGCACGTAAGCCTTTTCTCTTTCGTCTCGCGTTTTATCTCAACCATCTCGCCGCCGACAAACTCTAGATTTTGCGACTCCAACTCCTTTTTGGTTGGCTCGTATCCGCAGGCACTGCACTTTCCACCGCGATAGACAGCTCCGCAGCTCGGGCATTCGACAGTCGCTCTCGGTTCGTGTGTTTTCGATGGACGCTCACCCCAATCCAGTGACCACTCGATCTCATCCTCAAAAAAACCATGCCGACGAATGTTATTGGCATGATCGAGTACGATGCAATCCGCTACTGCTGGGTGAACTCGGGATCCCCGTCCAACCATCTGGCGATAGCGAACAACAGACCCAATGGCAGTGCAAAGCTGGACACAACCGACCCGAGGGATATCCGTACCCCGCTCGATCACCCCGACATTGCACAAATAGTCGATATGACCATCGTTCAGCCAGCGGAACAACTTTTGCCGCTCCTCGTCCTCGGTCTCTCCGTCCACGTAATGAGCATCAACTCCGTTCGCTCTCAGTAAGTTCATGGCTTCGTAGGCGTGCGTTCTCCGGGGGAAGAAACCCACGGTGGCGCGACCTTCACCCAAATTCTTCCAGTCGCGGATGAGATCCCCGGCTAGCCCCTCCATAGCCTTCGCAACGCTGTCCTCCGTGTACTCGTCGCCTTTTTTGACCAGGAGGCTAAGATTGCCTTGCGTGGCTTGGAAGTACCGAAACGGAGCCAGGAAGCCGTTTCCGATTAACCACTCTGGGGATGGTCCGTTTACTATCGCCTTGAAGACCTGATTGAGCTCTTCGTGTTGAGGAGTAGCGGAAAGCCCGAGCACAAACGGTTCTCGCAACCCAAGCTCATTCCTCTTCGCATTGTGCGCTTTCAGGAAGTTTACGAACTTGCTCACCTGCGAGTGGATCTCGTCGAACACCAGAAAGTCGTAGGTGTAGTTGGTGGTGTACTTGTCGCGGTTGACATACCAGCTGTTCACCGTATCGATCGATGCCACTTGGATCGCTCGACCTGGAGCCGTGTCGCAACCAGACATGATGATCCCGTGAGAAAGGCTTGGGTGACTCGTAAAAGAATCTGCAGCATTCTGCACCAAGCCTCTCCTGTGAACCATGAACGCAGCGTGTCCAGACTCGTTAAGCATCTTCTGCCTGTTCGCATACGATCCGAGGATATACTTCGCGACCACAGTTTTCCCAGCTCCTGGAGGCATGCAGGCAATGATGCTCTTGTGCTCCACGATCTTGGCTCGCAGTTCCTTGACCAATTCTTCTTGGTAGGGTCTCAGTGTTGGCAACTCAAACATCAATCACCTAAACCATCTGTATAAACTTCAGGACTATTTCGAGCCCGATGTCGAGCGGGAAATCAACGAACCACAAAACGCTTGAACCAGACTTTCGCTGGACGGTCCAAAACGGTGAGTCGCGTGACTCCGTGATAAACCTCACTGGTCCGCTCTGATACGCAAAACGAGGAGGCGTCTTGTGTTTCGACTGTGTGGTATCACGCTTGCATTCCTCGTCGAATCGCTTTCTATCGTCTGACTTGAAGCCGAGTTTGACCAGATGCTGCTCCAGCTCGGTCAGCTTTGCTGTAGGTCTATTTACTGCCACTGGCATAATCATCCTCCTTTGTTTTGCCGAACAAGCCCCGCCTTGCGGCTAGGGCTGTAAAAGTAACTTCAGCTTCTACTACGCCGACACTGGCAATTCAACAGGCGATGCCCCGTCAACCGAGGGCTTCGGCACTAAAGCAGAGGCGTACTCCCGCTCCAGAAGCTCTGTGTAACGCTCGTCCCGCGATCGCTTGGTGTGCTTCACCATCGGCCAAACATGATCTAGCATCGCCAGTTTTGCTTGGTGATCGCTTACAGCAACGATCCAAATATGCAGGTTTCCGCACTCCGACTTCGACGCAAAGATAGGCATGTCGCGGTCACGACTGTCCTTTATTGCTGCCAACTCGTCTTCGTAGACCACTGCTCTTCTATCTTCCGACATAACCCACCAACTCCTTAACCTAAGAACTCAATCTTTTCGGCGCTACAATCGCCGAACTCATCAACGCCAACCAGATATGCGACGTAATCGACCTTGACGACTACATCATTCTCGACGCCCTCAAAGGCTAACTCTAATTCCGCCTCTGAATCGTGCATGTTTTTTACGGCTTCTTCGTACCGCTTCATGTCGCGAATAAAACGCGATGCCGCGATGGAAATCTCCACTCGCTTGTCCACCGTCAGGCTCCCGTCCTCGTTGTAGACCTTCTTGTCTTCGACGACTTCTTGAGATACTTCTTCAGACATATCAATCTCCAGTAGATGAAAACAGATTCTCAAAAACCACTACTTCTTTTCGATTTCACGCTTTCGCGCTGCATACACCGCATACATCGGATTCTTCAGCCATGCCTCCTTATTCACTAAATCCAAAGCAATCTTATTGAGCTGATCGAGCGTTTCGCACTTAACCAGAGCATCTTGCCACTTAGCGATCTCTTGAGACTGCTCTGCGGTCACGTGAAACGCTGCTGGACGCTCCGCAGGGGATGCACCGCGAGTAATGTTGTCTTGCTCGTTGTCTGGCTGACCTCGAAGGTGGAACGCTGAAAGATATGCAGCCTTCGCCGCATAACTGAAAGCTTTTCCTGTAGCTTTGTCGCTGTAATCCAAACCATGACCCCAGCCGATGAAGGAAGCTCTGTCTGTTGGATCGTCAGCGTTAACCAGCTCTATCTTGATCTTGCACTTAGCGGACCACGTTGTTCTCGGCTTGCCGTATTTGTCAACCTCTTCAAAGCTCTCGAGATAGTCATCGATGACATCAACAACCGTTGCGACCACTCCGTGCAATATCAATGCTTCTCGCAACCTCTCGTCGATATCGTCGATGCGATGGTACTCGAAGCGATCGCCGTAATTCGCCTTCCCGCCTTTTCCAATAGCTCCCATAGTAGCCATGATTTGAACAATGCGTTGATGCAGATTAAGAGTGCTACTCATTTTCACCTCCAAGAGTCATTGATGCGTACACCTTGCGAGCGAGCTCAACTCGCTCCCGCAGCTTGTCGATGAACCGTTCGTCGCGATCAAACTCAAACGTCTTGACTCGGTGCTCTTCCGGAATCAAGCGACTCGCCGTGTGCATTTTCATCACCTTGCTCACGGCATCCTTGTAGTACTTGTTCTCCTCATCACAATTGAATCGGAAGTAAAACCGCTTCTTCTCCTCCTCCACAATCTCATGAGGAGTATCAAGCAGCACGTGAGCCAGCCGGAACTTCGATGCACCGGTGAGAGCCATGTAAACCTGCCCTTGGGCGCGGTACATAGAATCGGGCTTGGTAGTCTCTACAAACGTTCGCAGGGACCAAGAGCACTTGATGTCCTCCACAATGTCATCGAGAACGATATCGGGCGTGCCTGCAAAATGATCGTCCGACCAAGACTCTTCGTTCTTGATCCGAAAGCCCCCTGGAACATGGCGAACCAGGACGCCGATCGCCTCTTCCTCGCACATCAAGCCCTTCAGCATCTCGTTTGTGACCACGGGCTCCTCGTATTCGAAAGTGTTCTTCAACCACACGTCACGAATGTACTTGAGGGCGGTAGCGCCAAACTCAAACTCTCCGTCTCGCTTGGCAATCAACTCACTCAGTTCCTCCTGCATGTTAGCGGTGAGAGGCTTCGAGCCCTCTCTCTGCCTCTGCTGCAGTTCATGAATGCGAGCCAGCTGCTTGTCGGTGATGGCGTTCCCGCCGACTAAAAGATTGCCCACGGAGGAGGCACGGAACTTCACTGACGGAATGTCAGCACTCATAGCAAATCTCCCAATATGCTCTCGAAATATGTCAGCCTGACCGTTGCCAGGACGCACCAATCATAGCGACCGCACCCCAGCGTGCAATAGCATGGTGGGAAAAATTCCCAAGATTAAGAGCCTGCTTCCTTGATGTAGCGATATCCCAGCCGGAATAGCACCCGAGCTAGATCCTCGCTGGTTTCGGTGATCGCTTCCTCGCCGAGATCCCAGTGGCAGGCATGCAGCATCTCGTGAATTAGCACTTCCAGCTCGCGTTCCCCGGCAAGTGATCGGCGGATTGTGATCGTCCTTGCGTCAGCATCACACAGCCCGTCCAGCTTGGCGTCTAGCTTGCCTCGCATGATTTTCCAATAGCGACCTCGAAGTCGGCATCGCATCACTTGCACCTCACCGAGTCCAACAAGACTCTATCATGCTTGTGACTCCAGGTGAATTTTAACCAAGCGGACCCCAAAGCTTTTGGTCCGAGCATTCGTTCGACCTCCCATCCTGATGCACCGTCACCCCAGGCGTCCTTGTACCCAGGGCAGCGAATGTGCAACTGCTCATCATGGTACAAAACACCCTTCGAACTGCATCTCTGGCGGGGAATCGTAAACGACCATTCGTCATGGGTGTGACCGGTGAGAACAACATCGCTATCGGGCGACCAGATTGCGATTCGAGATGGCTGAAGGGTTCCTCGGGTTATTACGCCGCCTCCACCTGATCCGTGGTAGTGATAAAGCATTTTCTGGTCTTTTTGCGCACCCTTACCGCCTTTTTGATTTTTATCAATGAAGCGAAATATCACCCAGCCTCCGTAGCCACTCGCTTCAACCTTGGATCCGTATTGTCGCATCCTTGCAGCGAGTCTGTCGGTGAGATCTGTTTCGTGCCTATTCGTGATTGCTGTTTCGTGGTTCCCTCGACCTAAAACAGCAAAGTGATCCTTGTATGGCTGGTAAAACTCAGCCGCCGTGTCCACAAGCAAATCAAGATAGTTATTGCCCTGGTGCTCGGGTCGCAGAGAGTGCTTGTCGGCTCGCTTATCCCACTTGCCCTGCATTGCGCAAAATAAGTCTCCGTTATCGATGATTGGAGCATCGTACTCGACAGCTTCTTCGAGATGCTTCTTCTCAAGATCCTGCTTGCATTTTGGATTGTCATGATGGACATCGCTTCGCAGCAACACCCACTGCTCCCAATCCTGGTTACGCCAGAGATCAACCTTAATCTCCATCACGTTCCTGCTTATCCGTCTCAGACTCCATCCCATCGCCCAGCTCCTTTACATGGAAAGCGACCTGCGAAGCTACATCTGATAAGCAGCGTCCATTCTCAGACTGGCGATTTCTCGAAGAATAGCGTCAGCTTCCCAATAGCCGACCTTTTCAGTTGATCTACCACCAACTTCAAGCCGGAATCTCGGCACGCCGTTTCCAGGCACTTCACCCGCAAAGATGTTGACGCCAGCCTTTTGCAGCACCGGTCTATCCTTTGCGTTCCACTGCTTGCACCAAGAGCAGAACTCGCTAGAAACCACTACAAGCGTTGCTGTAGCCACAGGGCTAGGCTTGTTGTCCCCGCCCTCTTCTTGCCCCTGACCAAACGGAGATAGCCCAAACGGATCCTGGATAGCATTTGGCACAGCGTAGAACGTGTGAGAGGGGTGTACGGTGGCGAGATGCTGATCCCAAGTCACCCAGAAGAACCCGCCTTCTCCCTGCCCTGTTCCATGGCTCGAGTGCTCTCGAAACTCGAACCGTCCCTTCTCGCGGTTGTATCGAACGTGATCGAGGTGCTCGGAATGATTTCCTGGACCTCGGTCGCCAATCAGGACGCCATTACTATCGAACTTACGCCAGTTGCGACCAACATGAATGGCGATCACAACGGGACTGCCAGTCGCCAAGGCAACCACCACTTCCTGCTCGGACGGGGTTCCGAAACCTTCGTGAGCACGAAAGCGAAGAGCCTCCTTGTCAGCCTTGTCGGTGCTGTACATCTTTCGGTAGATATTGCCCTCCGCGACGGTATTCCTTGTAGCGATCCCTCGCTCGGTGATGGCTCGAAGGTTGTCGCCTAGCGTCCCACCCTGATCGGCGCCGCCGTTAACGAGCGAGTAGAGATAATCATCGCTCAGGACAATCCTGGGCTGTCCGCTGCGATATCTCGCTTTCTCAATAGCATATGTCGCCGCACTGGACGCACACTTCCCCCAGCCGTTCTGAAACTTCGTCCAGGAGGAATCATAGTGAGCCATGCCTCCTACACTGTTCTGATACTCCTGCGACTCGATCAAGCTGATAAGCTCTGATCTGCTTGGCAGGGATCCGAGCAATCTTCCCATGGTCGTGAGCCGAGGGGGATTTGGATCTGGAATTAAGCCGAGAGAAACCTTAACTCCATCCGGTGTAATAACAGCCTCCTTGCCGTCTTCGATGATGACTTCGCAATCACTCACCTGTCGCCTCCTTTACGATAGCTTTCAATTCGTCTAGCGATGCAGGCGCCTTGTAAACCGAATACCTATTGGAGTCCTGGATCAGGAACAACGCAGGCAGTCCGGACGCAACATCCAGGAATGGCTTTGCTTTAGCCGAATCCTGGTCGTCGTCGTAAGCCGACATCTTGATGCCTCGAGATTCGAGATAGCGACGAGTCTCCAATGACAGTCGCGTGTTTGTTTGTGGTACCTGATTAACCGCATCAGCTTGCTCGTAAACCCACACAGCCCAGTTAACCTTCAGCTTCGGCTTCGGATTCACGTTCGGATCGGGCTTTGGCTCCGGCTTTGGCTTAGGCGGCTCTGGAGGCACACTGCCGTCATCCACAATCTTGATGATGGTGGATTCGCCTGTGGTGATGAAGTAATCGCCCGGAGGAGCAACAAAAACCGTGAAAGCTCCAGATCGCTCAAAGTGGTCGTCTGAAAGATATGACCACACTACGGTCCCTTGATCCACCCTGGCGTAGATCGCCTGGATCTTCACTCCCTCGGGGTGGTTAATCCTAATTGGGCGGTCTCGCTTGACCACCGAGGGGGATTGCACGAACGCCTTGTCCGTAAGCGTCTCCTGCGGGATCACCACAGCCAAAGACGCCAAAACCATGAAAAGAGACATTACAGCGGTTCGTATCATGCTCACCCCCCCAGTATGGTCAAGTTGACTTCCACTACGAAACAGCTTCGCCTAGCGTGATTTCGTTTCGGCTGTTGCCGTCGCAGATTTGACTGTCTCGAATGATGTCAATGATTTCCTTGACAATCGAGATGACCTCCTGTAGATCGAGACATTTCAGGATGTCAGAAAAACTGCACTCCCCGTCTGGGCATTTATCACAATTGCCAAACAGAGCCACAATACGCTTTCCAACGGCTAGAACGCGATCCATCGGGAAGCAGCGCAAGAAGCGGAACAGATCGAAGATACCCACAGTTACAGCGGGCGATTTCAGCTGGACCGAAAGCTCCTCGGCTGCGTCAAGTGGAGCACGGCACGCACCGTCTGGGCAGTCTTCGTGAGCTGCGACAGTTCGAAGAAGTAGCGTCAAAAGCTGAACAATTAGCAAGATTGCCTGAGACATATAAACCCTTTCAAGAAAACCACATACTGGGCAGCACAAAACCGTATTGTACTGCCAAACAGCCTATTTACCACTAAATTGCCGCTTGATTTCTCGCAATCTAGCAACTGCTGAGCCCTTCATAACGTAGGATCCACCCTTCAATTCGTAGGCTGATCCATAGTTATCCTTGTAATACTCAATGAGGAGCGATCGAGCTTCAGGAAGCGTTATGCCAGATTCAGCCATTTCCTGTCTCGCCTTATCTCTCTCCGCAACGGCTTTGTCATAATTCTCAGCGTTTTTGTAATCCTTCCTCTGGGGATTCGCTCCAGCTGCGAAGATAAGCCCCTGCCGTTTTGCCTCTCTTCTCTTGCTAACCCCCTCCATCTGTTCGCTGGAAAGCAAGTCGCTGTAGGCGGGATCTGGACTATTCCATTGCATAGCCTTCAGATCGTTGTCGAATTGCTTCTTGCGATCTGCCTCGCTACCCTTCTTGTACTTGGTACGGTCACCATGCGTTGAAACGGAAACACCAAAAAACGCTTCGAGTGCAGCCAGCGTGCCTCTCTTAAGACCAAGCTCGCTTTCTGCCGCATATATTTCTCGGTACGTCAGCGGAGTTAATCGGCTGGAAGCTATATTTCTGTATATTGCTGTCGGATCGTCCTTGTCCTCTATAACCGTACCAACCGCATCTCTGCCAGAAATCCATTCGAGTATCGCAGATGGCGCTGTGCCTAGCTTGTACCGACCGTAATTGATCAAGAAGTCGGCAGCGGTTTTTCCTCCGTGCTGAACGTCCTCTCCATAAATCGACTTGATCTCCCCTTTGCCAGTTTTGATCTTGCCGGTTGCAATCCTTGCAGCCAAAACGATGGCTGGCATCATACCGCCTTCGTCTTTGAATCTCGTCTCGCCGACCTTGAGTGCCAATGCATCGCTAGATCGCAAATCAAACTCCATTGTTGGTTTCTTCTCTTCGTCGTCTCCCGCCAAAACGGAATACGCAAAGTAAGCTGCAGCCATTTTCGCTGCATGACCAACCAAAGATTGAATGTACAACTTAGCCAACGCCACTCGCATTCCGCGATCCGCGTTCCACTGACCGATCCATTCTGGAGTAACGAGCTGGAAAGGAACAATGAAGTCTGCCTGGATTCGCGACCACGTCCAGCGTCTAGCTAGGAACAGCCAATCAAGCCACGGGCTTCCGCCTTTTATTCCAGTGCCTCTTCCGCTGAAGATGTTCGTTATTCGTCCGGTTTCCTTGATGTCATTATTTGTCCATTCAGTACTCAATCCGAAGAACTCACGCGCAGCCAGTGTATCCCGCTTTTGGATATCGTACATGTCGGCTTTCATGATGTTCGAGAACGTTCTGTTGCCACGCTCAAACATCTGATAAACCTTTGCCCACGCTCTTAAAGGCAGCAAAAGCTTTGTCTCTGTTCTCTCGAGCCATTGAATAACAGCCGACTGGTACAACTCCTCTAGTTTTGCTTGCGGACCGGTTGCTTTTGTAAAGTCCACCTTCGCATCAAGGTACTCATCGGCGTTTGGTCTATTCTCGATGCTCTCCATAGATGCCAGTGCAAGTCGCTGACTAAACACTGCTGGCATGGCTTCGGTTAGCGCACGGAAAGCCTTCATCGGCTGCGAGTAGGTGTAGAAAAATCCTTGTCGCAGTACAAATGACATCTCGAGCCCAAGCATCAACGTCTTAGGTATCAGTGACGTAGCCTCAAGCAAGCCTTGCCCTATCCACTGCCCAGCGTTCCAGTTTGCTCGAGTAGCCTTCTCGATCGCGATCATTGCCTCATATTTCTTTTCCTCGATCTCCAGGTTTTTCTCGAGGATGTCCTTCTCAACAATAGTACGCTTCTGCAGTGGCACAGGGAGTCTTCCGGCTTTTGCTTCGTCGCGGCGATTCTCCCAAAACGCCAGTCGCTTCTCCTGGGTCTTCCGATACCTTTCCCAGTATTTCGTCTCCTGAAGAGCCTGATACAAAGGACTTGCTTTTCTCGCCCTCTTCTGGGTTTCTCGTAGCGATGCCAGATCCGACTTCAGCTGCTCCTTCCTTGCAGATGTAAGCTCAGCGTTCTTTGCCGCAGGCGCCCATGACCCGCTGTTTAACGCCTGTATGTCCGCCTTCACTGCGTCAATCTGACGGGCAAGCAGCTTCATAGATGCCTCTAGCCGCTGTTCATCAGTAAGTGGCTTTCGCCCTCGCTTTGCTTTGGCAGACGGGAATATCTCGCTGTACGCGGCTTTCAATTCATCCCGCTGCCGCCGCTTTGCGTCTAGCTGGCTGCGAAGGTCTTCAAGCTCTGCATCCGGCTCCAGACGAGTTTTCTCAGCAACTGGCTTGACGAGCTCTTTTCTGTTTTTGACCGCATCCTCTAATGCCGAGATGTCGTTGTCGAGCATCTCTAGCCTATTCTTCGCGGAGGTCTTTGCCGTACTCAAAGCCGACTTCAACTGCCCCTCTCGAGATTCAGCAGGAACTGGCAATGTTTTCTTCAGCTTGTTGAACTCCGCAATTAGCTCTCGCTCAATGCTGTCGGGAGTCGCCTGCTCCCTACCAGTTGCTTTCGGAAGAAGATTCTTCTCTCTCAAACGACGTGCTACCTCCTCCGGGCTTACGCCATCCTTCAGCCATGCTTCGCTTTGTGCAATCGCCTTTAGCGTGTCCTCTATTTTTAATGATTGCCTTGCCTTGCCGCGAATAGCCCGAGTCTTGACTGCGACTTCTTCTCCAGAAAGCTTCCGCCAGACGCCATAGTCACTCATGGCTTGCATGGTGTCGTATTTATCGATACCTGGAACATCGAGCGAAAGTTGTTCATGAACTACATCAACAACCTCCATCCACGTTTCAGGATTAGCACCATATCCAGCTTCGATAGCCAGTCTCATCAACTCCTTAGCTCTAGCGCCGATGTCAGCGTTGTCAGGATCATCGCCTAAAGGAGACACCACATCCGTTTTTTCACTACTTGCGTTCCACGCATCCATCAAAGCCTGCATCTGCTCTGGTGAAGCGTTCTTCAAGTTCGCCTTGATCTGAAGCTCAAACTCAAGCGTAGAACTAACGCCCATCTCGCGAAGCAACTTGACCAGATTAGCTGCAGCAGTTTGTGCGGCGTCATCTTGTCTTCCTGGAGAGTATCGAATGTCAGGATTTACATCGACAGATGCGGCTTGCTGTGACCCCTCCCATACGTTGATGGCGTACTCGAGCGGATCTAGCAGCGCCTTAGATGTCTCGAGCAATCGCTTCGTGTCCGAATAGCCATACGAATAACCTTCCGGTTTCTTTGCGAGGTGCTTCGGAAGATACTTCACAAAAGCCTTAGCAAGCGACTTGTAATCCGCTGGATCATAGAAGTCGTCTCGATTTGCACTCACCCCAGACTCTTTAGAAATCTGCTCTAACATCATGCGAGTTGCTGGAGACTTATCTTCGAAAAGAACACGCACTCCATCCCCCCAGTTTGCCTCATGCAAATCAGACTGGATAGCCCATTTGCCAAGCATCTTCATCAGCTTGCTATCTGGAGCGAATGGATTGTCGTCGCCAAAAGCAGACGCCAACACATTCATGTCCTTTTCGCTGATGTCTGCGTCAGGAACCCCCTGCATTACTAGAGGCATGTACGCTCGCAACCATTCACTGCGAGACACCGTTGCAGGATCCGGAAGTGTTTCAGTTCCAAACCCAAAGTCAGCAATGGCTTCCAATGCTGGAGTTCTGCCTACAGAGAATCTTTCTTGTCCCCATGCGTTCTGAAACGCTGCAAAGCTGTCAGCAACTTTCTTAAGCAATGCAGCTCGCTTGGTGCCTTTTTTCGGCTTTGTCGGCTCAATTGCTGGCTTCGCTTCTGCTTCCGCCTTTATCCTCGCTATGGTTTCCTTAGCAAGCTTTTCCGCTAGCTCCACCTTGTCTGCTTCCAATTGCTTAATGCGATCGGCAAGTTCAGCGTAATCCTGAATCTGACTGTCGGTGGGATCGGTGCCAGCAACTCGCATGTGTTCGCTGATAAGACCAGCCAAAGAGAAGTCGCCATATCTCTCAACCTTGCGACTAACCAATGCACGACCCGCTTCGGTTCCAACAGTATTGGCAACCTTGATTGTTCTTCGCAGTTCATCTACGACATTCTTCCCAGCGATTCGCTGATTGTCGAGATATGTAATGTGCTGCCCAATCGCTGCGCTCTCTATCTTGCCAATTTTCTCTGGATAGCGTTCCGCCTCTGCTATGAGCTTCAGGCGATCCTTTGCAGTTGGGTACTGTTGTCGAGCTCGCTCCTCCCATTCTTCAAAAGACTCGCTGGATGGACGCACTCTCGGAGGGAACCCAGACTCTGCTCGCAATTCGTCGGTCTTGCGGTTCTTGATGCTAGTTGTTCTATCTCCTGCCGCCTTCGGCTTGATCGCACCTTTCTCTTCCAGCTGCTTGTACAACGCTGCAAGAATGGCATCTTTCTTGCGACCTGGGGAATAACGCACATCGCTCTGGAGGTCGTCAAACCGCTTGCTCAACGGAATGACGTTTCCGGCGTCATCGTAAGTGACGGGATCTGAAGATTTGATTTGAGAAGGAGAGAACGCAACGTAAGCATCAAAATCATTTTCTCCATCCGTGTCGCGGATAATCACCCCATCGTACCCCATCTTCTTGATGGCTTTTACAAGAGTACCTTCAGGATCCTGCTCTTTATCGAACAACTCCCAAGAAGCACCCTTCTGACCTAGCCATCTCGAGTTCACGCCGTTATCAACAAGCGTATTGAACTGAGCGTCTGATATGCCGTTTCTCCAGTCCAGCATCTCGCCAAAGATCCTAAACTTGCGAGTGCTGCCGCTTGTGCGACCACCTTGGGTCTGGTAATTGGAGGCAGCGGTCTTATCTGGAGTGAAGAACGCAGCATTCCTGCTTACCTCGTAAGATCCAAATACCGTGCTATTGAAACCCTTGCTAGGAATCTGGAACTTGTAAAACGCAGCATGCGGACTTCCGTGATAAACCACCGGAGAAACACCGCCAGCAAACTCTCCTGCTTTCTGAGCAGCCTTGTTCACCAATCTCTGCGCAAGCTTCTTGTCACCGTCCTTGACCGCAGCAAGATACTTTTCGTCTACGCGGCGACCGGGAGAATAGCGGATTCCTTCGCCCTTCGTACCCTTTGCAGAAATGCGAACTCCATTTTTCTCAAGCTCTGCACGTAGCTGTGGCGTAATAACGTTCTCTGGTACAGAAAGCCTCGCCGGATTAACAATGTCGGCGATCTTCTTCGCCACTTCAGCATCTGGGACTATTCGCTTGATACGCAAGTACCTGGAGAGAACAACCTCCCTGCCGCCTGGAAGCTTGGAAGCAACAACGCCAGCCCTCCACTTATTCGAACCCACCTTCTTGCTTGATCCCTCGGCTTGATAGCCGCTCGTCATTTCGCTTTCTGGGACTTCAACCTCGACGATCACCATGCGTGGTCGTCTAATACCATCGTTGAGCCATGATGCCGTAAACTGATCATTAAGAGGCATAGGAGACGCATGGAAGTACGGAGCATAAGCAGCCCACGTAACACCTTTTGGCTTTTGCAGAGGAAACTTCCCTGCGTTCTTTCCTGTCTTGGGAACGAGTTCCGGTCTCTCCTCCGATTGCATCCACTGACCAATAGGTTCTCCTGGACGCATAGCTAGCCTGCCTTCGTCGCTCTTGCTTCGAGACGACATGGGAGGATAAAGCTTTCCGTCAATTAGGAGCATCGCACGGTACAGCTTAACCTTCTTCCCAGAGTTGAGCTTCTTAGCCAACTGCGGTCTTGCAACTGCATATTGCAGTCCAGACTCCAGATCAGGACCATTCATGTCGGCATCGCCAACATCTTCCATGTCTGCAGCACGACCCTCGGTCCACGTCCACTCGGGCATCAAGCCGGTTTTCTGGTCCGCAAAAATCGTGTCTTCGACTTTTGCATTACGGTTCGCTTCTCCGTGAGGTCCGTAATTCAACCAAGAGTTCTGCCCACGGGTCTCGCTAGTGATAGCACCTACTGCTGACCCGTAAAACAAACGCACATGCGCCTGCCAAGCATTTTCTTCACCCCTCGCTCTAAACCCTGCACCTTCTAGGCTGTGTCCAAAAGCGTCATGAACAGCCCGAAACAGATCGTTAGCCAAGACGGGCTTCATTTCCCCATCTAGCCCTCCTGACGCCCACAAAATTCCTGTATCCGCAAGCAGAGGATTGTCGTTTACATCAAGGTCGCTTGTCCCGAAGCCGTCTGTTGTCGGGAATACACCCATCTGCTTATTACTTCGCAAATCTCGCAAAGCATTATACGGGCTCGATGCGTACTCGAGGTTGCTAGGAATCCCTAGATCCATAAACCAGAACTTATATCCAGCGTCCTCTAACGCCCTGTACTGATCCGTGGTTTGCTTAATAAGCTCTTGGTACGCCTCTTTGACCTTAGGATCCTGCGGATCATGCGGCATCTGCGCATACGCATCGGCTATCCTTCTTGCCCGATCCTCGTCTACTTGGACGTATTCGGCTTGTCGCTTGAGATCGATCCCATACTCTTTGGCGTATCGCTCGGCAACCGCAACGACCTCGGGATCCGGCCCGTTAATGCCTGGGACCGATGGCGAGCCTGCAAGAGCCTCCGTCTTCCCAATGCCTTTTCGTCCTCTTCCGTCTCCGGTCGATTCGGGTCGTCGTCCAGGCGAATATCGTTTTCCACCTTGCTTTGCTTTGGCATTCTGCTTTTTCCTTTCTTGTAACTCCAGGTAATTCTTCTTCGCCACCAATCGTTGTGATGCGACGGCTTCGTCGTACGTATCAAATACGTCACCTTCTCTGCTGTCAACGCGATAGATCTCTGTTTGCTGCGGATCATACGCCATGAAGACGATGTCCGGCTCACCATTATTGAAATCCGAATAAGCTTTCTTGTCCCAGCCTTCCATAGCGAAGTCGTCGTCCCACTTAATGCGGGAAATCGCTCGGAATCCGTTTGCTGAATAAACCACCGGCAGGAATGTGTCGAACGCATCAAGCGTATTACCGCCCTCTTCGACCGCCAGTCGTATCATCGCGTAACTTACGCCGCGATGAAGGCTACCAGCCGTATTAAACACCGATACGATATCCGTAATACTGGGGTCGTCGGTCGCCTTCAACGCAAACCCAGCCTTGCCGTCCTCCGTCAGAAACAGCCGCATATCCCGGTAGTCTTGGTCGGGATAAACATAAACTGACGCCCCTAGCTTTCCTTGGCTTTCGCGTGCCGAAGTAATCGCTTCGGAAAATTGCCTCGCCGATTTATCCGATGCTTTTAGCTCAATAAAGGCTGGAGCACTGACGCCAGATTCCGCCCATTCTGCAACGTCAGCTACATACCTAGCAGTTAGATCATATCCGCCCACTTTTCGGCTGTCTGTCGATCGACTCCAAACTCTTTCATCAACGCCGAGACTTCCCCGGACGGCAACGGTTGCGTCTCGTCCGCTTCGTCCTGGAGAGTATCTTCGTCCTCCATCTCCTCCTCCATCGGTAGCCCCGACAGAAGCCTGTCCATCTCCTCGTACTCGTCCTCTGTCACGTTTCTTCCGTACAGATCCTCCAACATCTTCTCGAGCGGGTCTGGCCCAGGTGGGAGTGTCGATTCCACCGGCTGCTTCAAAGACTTGTTCTCTTGCTTCTTCGACTGATATTTTGCCATCTGCGTAACTTTCCCAAATATCGTTGACTTTTGTTACGTTCTTCTTGACGCTCTTAAACACGTCCGTGAACAAGCCGCGAACTGGATCCCAAGTCGCGCTCTGCATCTGCCTTGGCAGCAATCCGTTTTCTTTTGCGGATACATTATATGCTTCAGCAAACGCATAGTATAGCCCCTTGATTCCAAAAGCTCCCGCGTTTTTAGCCCCGCTGCCACCGAAGTTCTGAGTGACCTGGGTCGACTTCCCCGACAAAGGCATCAGCAGTGCTGCTGCAATCGCATGGGTATCCATCGTCACATCACCATCCTCGCTCATCGGATCAATGATGTTGTTGTAAAAGTTTCGGATCTTGTGCTGCTGCCCTAGTCGCCTCGTAATATTTCTTGGGCTTCCATTGTTCCTAATCGAAACGCCCTTCCCAATCTCTCCATAGGATCCCCACGCTAGTCTCGCGTTCTCTCCGTTATCATTTTTAGCTACGCCTACAGCACGTCCGTCGGGAGCAATTACGTTGTAGTCCTTGGTCGTGTTTACCTCATGATACAACCTTACCATGAAGGACTGGATTTCTTCTGGAACACTGTCAAGAGTTTTGCCTAAATGGCTTTCGAGTTTGCTCACTACGGCATCGGCTTTTGTTGTAGACTTAGCCAGCTTGGCTTTAGCAGCCACTAACGACGCTGCACTGTCATCAATTGCGGATTTAACTTCCCTGCGATGCTCGCTAACCAATTTCTTCAGATCACTGTCAGAAAGCGACTCTCCAGGAGATGCTGCTGCACCTTCCTTAAAAATCGTGATAGCCCAATTCGCTATTTTTTGCAGAGACGCCTTTTCGTCTGGGCTCATTTTTGACTTTAACTGTCCAGTCGCTTTTGCGAAACCAACACCTGCTTGTGAGGCAAGCTTCTGCAACTCGGAAGAGGTCTTACCACCTTCTTGCAGAAATGCCCCAGAAGAAAGCACCGATTCAATCTTGCGATAATTTTCTAGCGTGGTTCCCTTATACTCGAGGTTTGCTTTAGCGAGCGCACTCTCAGCAAGTCTAACCTTCCTGCTGTATCCTTTGAGACCATCAACCCTAACTACGTCCCTCTGATGGGCAATCATTTCCGGAGTCATCACCGGGTTGACCCTGAACGCTTCAAGCAGCAGTTCGGCAAGTCTTACATTCTGATACCAGTCTTTTTGCGGAGACATGGCAGCAATAATTCCAGCCACCTGCTCTGGAGATACTTTGTAATCATCAGCCAGCCTGTTAGCTATCGCGTTTGCGCCGTCATACCAGAGAGTAGATGGCATTCTAAATTCACTGTCGTACTCTGAATATAGGTAGTTTAGGTTGTCGGCTACCTCCCTGACGAACACATCGTATATCTCTTGTGCCTGTTCTACTGTGCGAGCCTTTTCAAACACCCTCTTTCCACGCACTAATGGGTAATCAGCAATCGTGTTGGCGTTCTTAATAAACACATCTGGAGCGTTTTTCTTGACGTAATCGAATGACAGATCGTCTGTCTCCTCGTAAACCTTTGTGCCTTTTACGGATTTTACAGCGAGACCTTTTGATACGCGGTTGCCCTTCCTGTCCTTCGCTCTGACTTCATCGACATTGATGTCGCCTACAGAGAAATCACCCTTGCTTACAGCAGCACGAATCCCTAGATCTTCTCCAGTTGCAAGACTGTTTCGCTTCATCGCCTTCTCGATAGCAGCTCGCGTCTGCCCAGCGAGAGTATCTGAATCGGCAAGTCGCAACGCCCTGAGCAACCAGCGACCGATCTTTGCCAATAAGCTCGGATTGTCGTTTCCAAGATCGTCCCAAAAATCGAAGTCTCCAGCCTTGTCTTCCAAATACCTTGAGAGCCCTTCTTCGTTCCTCACGTCCTCGTTGCTAAGCACTTTAATAGTGTATTCGGCAGCAGCTATTGTGCCGTCGCTGATTTCAACACCAGCGGCTTTCGCTGCTTTTATAGCCGACCTGACATGGTCTGCTGTTGAAAGCCTTCCCTTGATATTGACTGTTTTTCCTGAGTTCCTGGAATCTTTCGAGAGTCTTTCTTTTAGCGCGTTAATTGAATCACGAACGTAATCGCTCGTTGCCTTGTCCAGTAGTTCTTTTTCATTAGGATTCGCATTGATCCAATCACGCAGACCATTCCATGCCTCTGGGTCAATCTTCTTTATCGCATGGAACATCTCATGCAAAAACAACCCCCACGTCATTGACTCTGGAGGACGACCTTGCTTTTGCCACAAGGAATCCATGTGCTCTATGTAAGACCGATCGAGCCAAACAGTCATAGACTCAGGATTGAAAGCCCCAGGTGTATTGAAGCTACCTCCTTCAATCAATCGCAGAGTGACTCCCATTTTCTCGAGAATGCTTTTCTGCTTCTTCTCAGCCGCTGTTAGCTCGCTCGGCAACAACTCTCTAGTCGTACCCATCGAAGATCTCATCTTCACTGGTATAGGCTCTTTGCCTTTTGCAGCATCTTTAGCTGGAGCAGGCTTTTTCTTGCGAGGCTTTGAAGGCTTTGCTTTCTGCAGAGCGCTGTTCAGCGAATCGACAACATCAGGGTTCTGCAAAAGCGATTCAATAACGCCCTCGCGGCTGTCAGCTTTCAATCCTAAGTCTTTTGCCAGTGTTTTTAGCTGACGATCAGTTTTGCTCTCCAAGTAGCTTCTTGGAGTCATTTGCTTCGCTGACGACTTTGGCTTCTTAGTGCCTGCTTCATCCGCTACCGGCTGGCTGAGAGGCTTCTTCTGTTCTTCTCCCTCAACCTTCGCTGGTTCCGACTTGGGCTTTGCCGTCGATGGCTCTTCAACAGCTGAGGACACTTCTTGTGATGGCACGACAGGAGCAACCTGCTGACTCGGTGCCTGCGGAGCGGGCTTCGCAGTTGGCACAGAAACGGCTTGATCCTGGGACTTTGATTGCGATTGGACTTGCGGTTGCTTTGCGACCGGCTGCTGTCCCTGGTATTTGCTTGCCAGTTTGTTTAGGTTGTTGACCCCAACCACCTTGTCAGCCTCAAAATCACCCGTCATCCCCTCTGTGATAGAACGAACGTCCTCAAGCGATCGAACAACACCTTTTTCATAACCCCTCAAAACCAATTGCTCAAACAATGGAGGCTTGTCCATTTTTTGAAGCTGCCCAGACTGCGCATCATTCCATACCTTGGTGTACAACCCGTCAACAGCACCCTTACCTAGCCCATCTAGAGCCTTTGAGATATCCGTTGCTGTCTTCTCGCCCCGACTTCGTACTTCCTGAGCCTGCGGCTGAGGCGGAACTTGCGGTTGCTTGGCTACTGGTGTCGCAATAACGGCAGGCTGCTCAGTGGCTTGCGGAGCAGCGGTTGCAGGTTGAGCAGCAGGAGCTGGCAGTGAAGTCCACTTAATGCTATTCGCCTTAAGGGCAGCGTTGTTGGACGTAGACTGAACCGTCCCCATCCTCCTGCCAGTGGTGACATCCAAAATATCGCCATTGGACTGAACCTTAAACTTAGCCGTTGGATAGGACGACCACGTAAATTCAGCTCCTGGCTTGGCATTCTTTGCAAACTCTTGACGAACGCCGACAAGTTTTCTGTCTATCGGATTTCCAAACTGATCTTGTGTGGCAACGACAACTTCCGCTGGATCAACTGGCTGTCGAGTCTTTGCCTTTTCGTATTTTGTTTTCGCTTTTGGATCAACGCGATACAGCTTCCCGTCACTGCCTTGCTGAACAGTCCAGCTTGCAAACTTACTTGGAGGCGTGACATCAGCCTGCGGAGCAGCAACATCTTTTTCTGCGACTGGCGACGAGACTGGCTGTTGATCAGGCGACTTCATGCCTACTGACGTTGTGTCAGGTGGAGTCGCAACTGTCGCTTTTTTAGTTACGGAAAACTCAATGTTGTCGATACCATTGCTTCTGGACTTTTTGACTGGACCAGCTTCATAACCTCGCTGATTTAGCTCATCTGCTATTGCTGCGAATTGCAACTCCGAGGAACCATCCTTCCTATCAAAGGCAATTACTCGCCCTTGCTGAATACCGTAGTCTGCCGCGCTGCCAACGAATTGCTTCTGGCTAGCCTTGTAGTTTTCGGAAACTGGACCTTCCTTCCCGGCTGCTTTCCATGCGGCATTGGTGTATGCATCAAAGTTTGCAGACTGTGGCTCTGGCTGATCCGCCTGCTGAGGCGGCAATGAAGGCGGCACCTGCTCTTGTGGTTGAGGTGGTACTGGGGGAGGAGCCTGCTCCTGAGGTTGCGGAATCGGCGGAGGAGTAGCTGCACCCTGCTGCTGTGGTGGAATAGGCGGAGGAACTTCACCTTGGGGCTGTGGCGGAAGTGGCGGAGGAGCAACAACATTTTCCTGCTGCGACTCAACGGACACTCCAGCTTGCCCAGGACTCGCCTGCGGCGACTCTGCGGCTGCGCCACTCTCATTGACGCTGGCAATTAACTCCCGCGATTTCAGGTCTTCAATTTCTGCATCAACGTTAGCCGCTATTTCCTTGCGAGTTCCGACCTCGATCCCAGCCTTCTTCGCGTCATCCTTAGAGACAAAGCCCTTGGATCGCAATTGCTCCAGCTGCTCTCGCCTCGCCCTGATCGCCACAGATGCGGCACCTGCAACACCGGGCGCACCAAGCATGAACACCAGCGGCAACACGGAGTCACTTGCTTGCTGCCATCCCTTGCTAAAAGCCTCTCCTATCGTCTTCTTCTTGGCATCTTTGTCGAGGTATTGAGCCACATGCTCGCCGACACCACTTGCGACACCCTGAAGACCTTCTTCGGTTATTTCCCCTGGTAGGTTTTTTGAAGCCTGCCATAAGTATTGGCGAGCAGCTTTGATAGCACCCTGCTTAAATGAAACGTTACCAGCCTTCCACGGATTTGGGACTATGCTCTCGATCAGTCCCACAGCGGCAGCGGTTGTGCCAGCAAGAGCCCTAAGAACCAATCCATCCTGCATACCAAGCTCTTTTAGCGCATCCACCTCCTGAGCATACTGAGGAGCCCATGATGTAGCCGTAACACCAGCAGCGCTCCCGATTCCCTCAAACACACCCTTCGTCGTCGCGCCCTTAAGACCAACGGCAGCCGGAACTTTTCCAATTGCGCCTGCGGCTTGGAAAGCTGTCTTAGCTCCAGGAACACCAGCAGCAGCTGCCCTCCCGAGAGCTGTGCCAGCAGCCTTACCAACAGCTCCGCCAAGAACACCGCCCTGCCCCATCATCACCATCCCAGGAGTCATTTCAGCAGCTTGTAATGCTCCCTGCTGATACCAAGGGTCGTCTGGACGCGCAGGAGCAAACTCTTGAGACGCCGAGTTCAACTTACGAAGGTAATCGATTTCCTCCGGTGTTCCACCCAGACCCGTAAGCTCCATGACAGGTTGCAGAACGCCAGCTGCACCACGACTAACAGCATCGATAGTTCGCATAACAGCCCCGCCGCGTTCGTCTCCTAACTGCTGCGCTATGCCGGGGGCTAGCTTCAACGCCGCTTCTCGCTGCTCAGGCGTCAGTTTGCGAAGGACTTCGAGCTGCTGATCTCGACCTCCAGTGGTTAGCAACATCTTCGTTGTTGCTATGTAAGTATCCGGGTCAGTAAGCGAGGCTTTTTCGGCGTAGGCTCGCTGCTGACGACGAGCCTCTACCTCTCTGTCTCCTGCGACTTCGTCAAACAGACTAAACAACTCATTTCCGTCATACGCGGAAATTTTGTTGCGATCTCTAATTTCTTGCTCTCGCGGATCAATGCTTGGGGTTGACGCGCCTTTATTGCTTTGCTCATTTTCAACTTCATCGAACAAACTAAAAACATCGCTCATATTAAACCCCTAGTACTTAGGACCGCGCACACCCTGATTCCAAGTTCCATAGGCTCCGGACTGGAACCTATCAGCGTCGTTTCCGATAGGTATTACGCCTCCTACTGGATCACGCGGCTTTCGACCTATTGCTCTCAAGTCAACTTTATTTGTCAAAAGAAAATCAATCGCCTGTTTTCTGTTACCAGAAGGAAGCGTATTATCCATAGCAATTTCTATCGCTTTCTTGATGCCCGGAGACTGGCTTCTTGCAAAGCTTTGCACAGCCTCATAATCCATCCCAGGGTACTGATTAGTCGCTCCAGCCCGAGCAGGTTCGTTTACTATCTCTGCAGGCTTTTGATCATCTCTGCCTTTAACAAAATCATCTGTTGTTGCATACCCTTGAGCAGTCGGCGTTCTTACAGGAGCTGGGAGAGCTATCATGGGATCTACGGCACGACTTCCAGCAGGAGCTGGGAGAGCTATTATGGGATCTACGGTACGACTTCCAGCAGGAGCTGGGAGAGTGGCGATTACTCCGGGATCCATGTCACCCCATGTTGGCTTGTAAATGCCTTGCCCGCCTACAGGCTGACCCTGACCACCGGTCGCAACTCCTGGCTTAGGTTTTGGCTCATATCCAGGCAAATATCCACTGGGGGGCTGAGCTACACCGCCAGACGGCGAAGGTGACGGAGCAGGAGCGGTCGCTGAAGGTTCTGGCATGTAAGGAGGCGAAGCCACGTTGCCAGAAGGTGCGGCAACAGGCGGCTGCTGTGGTTGAGATGGAGGAGTAGCCATTCCTCCAGACGGCAATGCAGGCTGACTGCTTTGGATATCGCTGGTAGATACAGGACTAGGAGGCCCCATTGGACCATCATTCCGTGGTATGAACCCTCGAGTTCTTTCGTACTCATCAGTATTCCAAAGCTCCCTTGCCTTTGCCCAGACCTGATCCCGACTGGGCTTTTTAGTGGGGTCTTCAGGATCCACTAGCATCTTTTCAGCTTGATCCAAATATCTATCTCTGTTCTTCGTATCTTGCAAGCCAACGCTAGAATCTATCGGACCTTGCTGGGGCTCTGCCTGTGGCTTAATCTGCTCCCATTTATCCTTTCCAGACTGGACCCACTCCCTGCCTTTGTCGTCTACATACGTCACTGGTTGCGGCGTAGGCTTAGGTGGCGGATCTCTTCTAAGCGCAGTTAGCTTAGCCCTTTCGTCCATAACCTTCTGCAATGCTGCAGCTCTTTGAGTTGCATCTAGCCCAGGAGCCGTCATCGCCCTTGACTCAGCCAGGATATTTTGCTGCAAAGCCCTAGATGTGGCTTGGTCGTACTCGCCATTCTCAATACCCTGAATGATGAATCCCTGCTCTTGCTGCTGCGCCCTATCCATCATGGCTTGATTGCGTCTTGCCTCTGCTTCAGCCTGCTGAAACTTGCGGTCGTCCTCAGCCATCTTGTTTCTGTTTTGTAGCTCCGCATTGAACATGCCCGCTCGGTTGACATCCTGGGCTCTGTCTCGCTGCCACTGAAACGCCTGCATGTTCGCCTGTTGCATCGTCTCGTACTTTTGAGTCTCGGCTCTCTGCCTAGTCTCGGCGTCAGTTTTCTGCTGCTGAGCTACCAAGCTCATGCCATACTTTTTCGCCTCACCATCACCCTTTCCAAGCGGAATCCCTGCAGCGTCATGTCGGAATGTGATTGGCATTTTATGATTTTCCTTGAATTAGATCGACTTTGCTTATGATATCCGTTTTTCCGCAAATTCCTACCAAAACCGATTATTAGCAGGACTTCTTGCTGCTTAGCGTCAGTCTGTGGCTAGCAAACTGCTGTCCTGGAACAAGTTTATGTCCCACGCCACCCTGACATGCCCCTCTGCCGAGGCGTGGACAAACACTAGGTCAACTTGGTGAAGCTGCGGACCACAGTAACAAAGATCAACTATGTCAAACAGTCGAAAGTTGTGCCGCTCAAGAAAATCCACTATCCCGGAAAGCCTGTCCGTTGTAGCCTCAACAACCACCGCAGACACCCTCTCAAATAGCCCTGAGCATCCATGCAGACAATCCAGTTCCTGACCGTCCACATCGATTTTTAGAAGCACAGGACCACCGCAATCGCTGAATTTCAGCTCATCGACTCTATTCTGGGAGCTTGCCGCGAAATTGTGGGATTCGAATGAGATCTCGCTGTAAACGTCTTTGTGCAGCGGGATCCATGTGGGGTTGGATTCGATCAAAACATGATGGGCGTCCGGAAATGCCTCGATCAGACTTTCTGTGCAACGCTCCGCGCCTATGTCGATCACCACCGAGATCCTCAGGTTGCGAAGCACCCTAAAGACGCTTTTCTTGGATGCGTGCCTCATCGTCTAGGCTCCCCAAACGGAAGGCTTCTCCTCCAACCCTCCCAGTCGATGGTCTCTCCGTAATGAGACGCGATCATCCCCTGCCCAATACTTGTGGACTCTTCTTTCCAGTGAATCGGGTGTGCTTCATGGAAGAAAAACGGATCGCCATACCATCGCAACTTACCGCCAATCTTTTGCAGGTGATACGGAACCCAGTAGTCCCACATGGTTTGTCCGATCGCGAAGTCCAGATTTGGGAACGTTGCCGCTTGCTCCGGGTGGATAATGAAAGCGTCTATCCCCCACCTTTCCACCTTTAGATTGCTTATCGATCCAACCCAGTTCTGCCGCAATCCCAAAAGGTTTTCCTGGTTCTTCACAGCGTCAATAAGCATTCTCTGATCTCCGTAAATAGCAATGTCGGAGTTGATCATAAGCCTAGCTCGATCTCCTCCGAGCTGCAGTAAATCGTACACGCGAGGGTTTGGTCTGTCGTAACTCAATGATGGTCGCACCTCGAAAAACTCGATGTCGTACAACTCTCGAAGGATGGGTATCTCTTCCGGAGTGTTTCCAGAAATCACCGTCAACCCAAGCGACTTCCAAGTCCTCAAACTCTCCCCTTGAACCTCCAAGTGCTTCGGAAGACAGGACATTGACGTGACGACAACCAGATCACTTATCTGCGACTGCTGCGGCTTCCATTGCTTGATTGCCTCCCAGAACGCAAACACTGGTTTCCCAAGTTTTGCGTTAACTCGGTTGTGTATTCTGCAGCCCCATCGGAAAAACGCCATTGGGCTCGAGAAGTCTGGACGATCCTCTGCCTTGTAAACGTTATACGACTCTTTGCAGCTGCAGGATGATGACGGAATGGTTTTCTCCCACTCCACAAGGAAGCTAGGGTCGCAACCAGTGTATGAATGCAATTTATCCCACGCGGCGCGTCCAGCCTCTACAGGACTATTCGCCCACTTGTTCTTTCGCTCAACAAACTCGCGCTGCATCAACTTCGCACCCACGATCTTGCGATCTGGATCGTTATTGCGACGAGATGGATCGAAAACCCTGTCTGGAGAAGAATAGATAAGCTTGCATGACGGACATATCGTCGGAAAATTCAAATCAGGGTCGTTGGATGTATATCCGCAAACGCTGCATGTCCAAACCGTCCAAATTGCACTCATGCTTTTCCCTACCACCAAATATCAACGCAAATAGTACATATCAAGGGGGGAGGTGGAGGAGGCGCATCTGGCGGCTGAGGCGGAGGATCAGGCTCGTCCGGAAGCTTTGGGCAACTGCAGCCCGCAGACGGATAACAGAATGTCCAGCTTCGGCAAGTTCCATTGCTTCCAGCTCGCTCCCAATTGCACATGGTGTCAGGGATTATGCATTCCTCGATGCTCCCAATAATGTTTCCTCCAACGAGGCAGCACCCTCCAACGACGCCAGGCTTATCACCAACAGGAGGCGGCCAAACGCCACCACCAGAAACCTTCAAGTACCACCTCGGGCATTTCTCTGGGTCGTCCTGGAACACGGCTGGGCAGTGGAATGAGATAATAAACTCTTGAGGCACTGGGTTGTCCTCTCTGTAGCAGCAAACCTTCCTGTTTTTCCCGTCTATCGGCACCTGGATCCATCTAGCGTTCTCCGAGTCTAGCACCAGCTGCCCGTAGCAGTGCCAGTCGTTCAGATAGCTAACGAACGAGCAATAGTAACTTGCGTCTGCCGGTCGAATCCTGTAGTTAATGATGTCTGGAAGTATTTCAACGTCCCCAGTGACTTCATTCCCGCAAGTGCAGAAGCAGTAGTCACACCTTGGGTTTTCCGTCACCTCAGGACATGCGTTCCGAACCGAAGGAGAATTTACAAGAGTCTTAAAATGCTCTCGGAACGAAAACTGAGTGACGTACATATCTGTCTGGCTCATCTGCATTCCACAGTAGTAGCCATTAGCGAACAAACCAGGGTGAACCACAGACAGCCAGACTAAGCCCTTTTCTTCAGGATCTTCAGCAAAGTCAACACTCCCGCAGCTTTCGTACATCAACCCAAGGTTCACGCAAAACTCGCCGTCAGATATCCTTGCCGTCATCCACGCCCCAAAAGGAGGATGCTCGGTAAGCGGGTCGTATGTGTAAACTCTACTCTTCAGCTCCGTCTCTGTCCTAGTCCCTGCACTCCACGCTGACATTCCAAGCCGAATCGTGTACGTAGTTGAGCTTGTAGCCTCGGCTTCTGCGTAGTAGTAGCTCAATGGAGCGCAGTACGTCACTGAGACACCACCGATCGTCTCCGTAACATCTTGCTTTTGCGAGTTAACAATAATCCTCCATCGCTGACCGGTCGATGCAGGTATTGGTAAATTAGGATCCCCCTCTGGGATTGGATCTATGAGTGCGTTCCACGTAATAAAAAACTGCACAATCATCGATCCATCTGGAGCTGGATGAGGAATGCTAACCATCGCCGGAGCGCCAGCAGTAATAGACGCAGCCTTGCTCTCCCCTGGCTCAATCCTCCAGCTCCCAGGTCTCTCGCACCACGATCCATTCAGTTTGTTTTCTGCTGCCCGATTGAAATCGTCTTCGTAAATCAAGCAGTTTCCGCAACAACACTTTTTCCACGCCATGTGCTTTTAGACCTACTCCCCTCCAACGCACTCGCAGTCGTCGCCAACCGCAGTGCATTCGCATGCTTCTATTGTGTCCGGGTCGCACTTCGCGTCTACGATGTAGTACTTTCCCTCCTGGAACATGACGTAACCCTTCGTTCCTGCCACCATGCCAAGATACACGCCTTGAGGATCGTAAATAGTAGCCGTGTGCGGCCAGTAACCAGACATTTGCCGAACGCACGCCTGACACTGTGTCCCTGTGAGCGCCTCTGTTGACTGAAACCTGAATAGCTTGTTCTCTCCATGAACCAGCATCCAGTTGATGACTATGTCGTTGTGGTCATAAAGGATGTTGATTTCGTTCGTCAAGCACTTTGGCTGTCCGCCATAATTCACCCCGGAAACAACACCTGGGTTCTGCCCGAGCCGCCACTCGATCTCCACTGGGGACGGAGGAACGTAATGCACATCGTTTTCCGCAATGCCCTGAGTGGGCAAGACAGCCATGAATATCTCGCCTTTTCGGTATCTCTTCGCGCCACCAGAAGTGACCCTGCAGCCATATGGCTTGGCTACTGAAATACCTGGCTTTTCAGCATTGTTCTCGGCGTAATCTATGAACTTGAGCATTCTTGGGTCGAACCCTCGGCACACTACATAGTTCTCGTAGATGTCTTCGCACGCCACCTGCATCATCGCGCAGTACGGAAACTCGCCAAATAGCTGCAAGTCATCATGGTCCCCACGCATCGCGTTATACGGCGAGGGAACCTTGAACTCTGGCGTCGGTCTGCGTCTTTTTCGAAACATCGCCCACCTAGTTTGGAGTTAACCAACCACCACCGCTGTCGCCAAGACCGGCAATCATCTGCGACATGTCCTTCCATTCAGGGGCAACGTCATCTCGCCGCTCAACGAAGGCATATACACCAACCAGCAGCTTGTTTCTCTCGTCCAGCTGGTACATCATCAACTTCATGTTCTGATCGGCAATCAGCTTCCACCCTTCGAGTCGCTGCACAGAGGTGTTCATCAACTCCACAATTGCCCTGTGCTTGTGCTCGGCTAGGGTGTTTGCGTTCTGCATCAGCAGGACAGCGTACCTTTCCTTTCCAGACATCAACGCCGTTAGTGCATTCTGAAGCTGACCAAGAAGAGTGTCTCGCTCCGTGATCTCGACCTTGACAACATCCTGCTTTGCCGCCAGTTGCCGCTGGGTCGCTTCTAGGAACTGAGCCTCGATTTGCTGGATCTGCTGATACCGCGATCTTGTGTCTTCAGCTTTCCACTTGGCGAAAATGTCTCGCAGCTGATAAACCCTATCAACAGATTCTATCGTTCGCTGCCTTACTTCCTGAAGCTTTGCATACAGATTCGAGCTAACCTCAATTCCGTATTTTGAATTTGCGTCCTTGGCGGAGAAAATCGCTTGCTTACCAGCCAGCACCCTGTTTCTCGCCTCGGACCTTAGCGAGTACACGCTGCTTATCAGCGATGCTTGATAACGAAGAACCTCCTGCTGGACCGCGTGCATCCTGTCCGTGCCGTCAAGCATCCTAGAACGCACACCAACTTGCTGCTCATACAGCCTATGTTGATTGTCCAGCTTTTCTCGGTTCAACCGATCATTAAGCGTCTGAATGTTCTCATCCTTGTCTCTCCCATTCCTAGCTGTGATATCGGCAGGTATGGTGGACGTGTACAAGCCTCTGCTAACTAGCACCTGCATTTGCGCGGACAGGTTCGCGGCAAACTGCTCGTTAATCCTGGCGAGCTCCGTTTGCCCAAGATTGGTCAAGAATCCAGTGGCGACAGCAGAATGCCCGTAGTAGTCACTCTCTAGCTTTTGAAGTATGGAGTCGTAGTCGCCGACATACTGATTAACGAGAGTTCCCGACTGAGTTTTTATCAAGTCAAGATCGACAGAAACCTGCCCGTAATCAATCTCCAAAAGATCAAGTATAGATGCAACACTAGCGACGTATTCGCTTACGTTAGCACCAACCTGAGCCATCTTTGACTCGATGTCAGCAGCGTGCGAAACGTAGTTGTTAGACAGAGTAACAAACTGCTGATTGTAGTCCGCTATGTGACCGTCCATCGTTGTGCCAAGAGACGCAATCTGCGAAAGCATGTCGGCAAGATAGGAGGCAAAGTTTTGATCCAGTTCTGCCAGCTTGCTGTCGTAAGCGTTCACAAACGCGGATAGGTTTGAGTCTTGCTCAGCAAATAATGTCGCTATCTCTGATGCGTTATTCGTAGCGTTCGTCTCGAGATCACCAAGCCTGTCAAGCATTTGACCGAGAGCTGTTTTTGCGTCATTTGCGTCGGCGACAACCTGGGATTGGTTTTCCGAGATCATCGTCTCAACTTCTGTCATGTAGTCGTCGAGGTCTGCCAAATATACGCCAGACTGCGCATTCTGCTCATTGGTTTGTGCGGCAAACTGCGTATTTGAGCTATCCACCATCGAGTTCATTCCTTCGAGAACCTCGTTGTATCTGTACTGGTTAGCTCCTCTTGCTTCGTTGGCGGCGCGAGTGTACGAATTGCACAGGGCTCGCAAAACCTCCTGCGGTCTTAGCCCCTCTTTCTTTACCGAAAAGTAGTTAGTAGGTGGCTTAGTTGTGGTGTCCTGGCGAATGTTTGTAATCTCAAAACCCTGGGCAACCAGCCATCCCATTATGTTTTCTGGAACGTCAGTGACGGTTTGCGTAGCCCACCATGGACCGAGCTCCATGAAGGGATTTACAACAGGAGGAAGCCAGAACTGATCCTGCCCAGAACTAATTCCAGGAATGTTGGAGAACTCGTTTGAGTTTTCGTGCGACACAGGTATGCCCCTTTACGACTAAGCGTTTGCTGCCTTGGAGTACATTTCAAACACAGTCCATGTGTTGGTAGCGGAACAAAAACACCTAACACCTCGGCTTGCCGGAATAACCACTCCAAGGTTTGCTGTTTGATTGTTCAAAAAACCGCCTAAGGAAGGATACAGCTTCGCCGTCGTAGCGCTGTTGTTGATCACATCCATGATATCCCCAGCAGCACCCGTAGGAAGCTTAACCCCCTTCAAAGCACTATCGCACGTAATAAACGTCGTGTTGGTCGTGGATAACGCTGCTGCATCTGTGTGCGTACTTCCAGTGGCAGCAGTTGGCGTAGCATTTACGCTAGCATATGTCGCCCACGAGCCATCGCCTCGCATAAACTGCCTAGTATCATTGCTCAGCTTTGGCATCAGACCGTGAGCAGACGACGTTGCGTTTAGATCTGTGTTGTCGTCACAAGTCGCAAAGTCGTCAAGCTTGATGGCTTTGGCATCAATTAGGTATCTCTGAGTCCACAGCGTGCTAACGGTGATTTTTTGCGGAGCGCCGACGTTGACCGAATACAGCTCTTCTGTTCCGGCTACAGAGCCAGCAGCGGTCAGCCCTGTAACGTATGCAGAAAGTGCCGGAAATATGCTCGCCTTGACATTTGCAAACGTTATTTTCCTATTAGCATTCACAGCACCGTCATCAACGATAAACAAGTCGTCGTTTGACACAGTGGTTATGGCAGACAGGGCTGAGATATTGATAGTTCCAGCCACCACAGTGCTGACGTAACTTGCAAGATCTCCGATATTGACGCGATAGCTTGTAGTGCCTCTTCGCATCCAGAAGTTGTCCCCGGCGAGCGGCGTAACCACCGACTTGCTCCACATCTCCGTTTCCGCATACGCAGCTATGTCAGAGCTTGCGATCTTCTTTGCAGTGCTGCCTTGAATGACATAGAACGTGTCTGCATTAGCAAGCGTCACCACTGACGTTAACCCAGACACGTAAGCCTTGTAATCCGTCCATAATTGAGTTTCGAGATCCGCAAGCGTGGACTTCTTAGGAGTAACCCCGTCTCCAATCAACAGAAGCGATCCGGAGGCTAGTGAAGCAACAGGCAATCCAGTGAGATTAAGAGTGCTTGCCTGGATACCAGCTTGGACGAAAGTTTTTAACTGATCTACAGTGACGCTGTAGGTAGTTACACCGCGACCTATGACGATTTTGTCTCCTGTGACGACAGGATCCCCGCTTGCCGCAGACAAGCCAGAAGCGATAACGTATGTCGCCAACGCCCCGATATCCATTTTGTACTGAGTGCCAGCACGAAAAATCAAAAAGCTGTCACCGGCGACGGCAGCACCCGACGATGCTGCGCTGTTCTGCGTGCCGACTACATACGTAGCTATATTTGCCCCCGTAGCTGTCTTCCCGACTCCGCTGCGTTCGAGTAGAAAAACATCGGTTGCGTTTGCCGCAGCCCCTAACGCCGCGTAATTGTCCCACGCCGCAGAAACAATACCGGCACCAACTTCAGCCTGCACGTATGTCGCGATCGTTTGTGCTGTCACCTTACTGGCAACACCGCTATCACTTGCATAAAAAGTATCTGCGTCATCGAGAACGGCGATGGAAGGCAATCCCGTGACGTAAGCAAGAAACTGCGAATAGACTCGAGCGGCGATTGCCGTAAAAGTGGTTTTCCGTGCAGTAGTGCCTTGAGATACCACGTACTGATCAGAGTCAGCCAACGTCGCCACAGGGAGACCTGCTATTTCCGCCCCCAAGTTGACGCTCGTAGAGTTAAGGAACGTCTTAACGTTGTCAATGTCAATCTGCTTTAGAACACCTCCGTCATTGAAAACCAACTTGTCTCCATTGACGATTGTGGTCTCAGTAGGAAGAGCCTCGAGCTTGTCTACAACCCAGTTGAAGAAGTTCTGTGCCGTCAACTTCTTGGCAACGCCTATCTGGAATGCGTTCAGCATGTCAGCGTCATTGAGCGTTGTGATCGTTGACACCGCAGCAGCCTGAAGCTGAACCACGGCGAACTCTGCAAGCAACGTGGCTGTCACATGCTTTGATGTCGTGCCGTCTACATCAAGCAAAGGAAGCTTCTCTCCACCTTGCAGCGTATCAACCGTAAGTCCAGTGACCCAAGTCGAAAACGGAACGTCTGGCATGATTTATCTCCACTGCCCTGAAGGCTCAATGACTGCGTTTGCACCTTCCCATGCCCAGCTTCCGCTCGGAGCCGACACAAGCAAGATCATGTATTTACCCCGAGCGCGAGGATACGTTCGGTGATTAACTCCAGCGGTCCAAACACCACTGCTGTGGACATTCGCGGGTGTCCCACCAGCAATAAGCGTTTCTATGGCAAGCTTCGCGTTGACGCTAACCTGCTCGGCTGTATCGGCAACCATGACTCTCCACGTCACGTTTACGCTACCTGCGGCTGTAATGCCATGGAGCTGAATAAGCCTACCATAGCTGCTTCCATTCCCGAGCATCACAGGACCGATAGCTACATACGATCCAGCATGCCCAGTTTTGAATGGCCAGAATGTTTGGCGTGCGGCGTCGTACATCCATGACACAGCAGCAGTCGGAATGTGAATGTAGACCCCGTTTGACGCCAAGTCGTACTGCAGCACTGTATTAACGTCAGCAACGCCGGAAAGATGCTCCGGAATCACTTCGTTTGACAACGCCTGGAAACCACTTCCGTCCGCTGAAACTGCGTACAAGCCATCGGAAGACAGGAAGTAGTACCGGTCGAGCTCGTCGCGGCACCACGCCTTAGGACCGATTATCCCAACCTTCCGAGAGATGTTCCGCATTGCCCCGTCAGCCACAGGGTCACCCTGAACAATCCAGAGAGAGCTACTTGTTGCTGCCAGCATGTAGGCGTCCTTGTGCGGAATAAGCGCGACAACATCGCCCCCAATCTCCCCAGCTTCTGACAACTGAATGACGAACGGACGCATAGCATCGCTGACATCTGCACTCATCGCCCAGTCAGTGTGGTTTCCCTGACGACTAGCAAAAATCAACTTTCCCGAAGGACGAACAAACCTGTCTCGATAAATACACTGAGCGGCATGACTCGCTGGGGCGCTCGGTCCAGGAGCCACGTAAACCGTACCTCCGCTATGGACAGAAGCCTCACCAGAGCTGACGACTATCTGGTTTCCGCTAGAATCAGTGATCCGATCTCCAGAGCTGTTTGTCAAATACTGGACTTGTGTCGATGGAGCGGTTGTTGGACCGCCTTGCGACCAAGATCCGCCTCTAAGACGCCCCTGAAAATCCTCGCCCCTGACATTTACCGACCATGGACTGAAATACCGATCACGCTTGCCCGCTTCTTGCCGAAACGACAAGCGTCGATTAACGCCTGATGGGAACGGTATTTCTTTATTTGCCATGTCATTGGTTACGGTGCAGCTACTTGGAGCGCAGCTGGAGTTCCAGCCTGAGCCAGAGTAAAGCCCTTCCAGTTTGTTGGCGACTCGCAAATAGCGATGACCATCGCGTTAGCCGGAATCGCGGACTCAGCACCCACCCCTTGACCAGCACCAGTGCCGTTAATGGAAATGGCGTTTGGCGATTGCGTTCGGAGCTCGCCTCCGGTCGCAGCACCTGCAATAATAACAATTCGCCCCGGAACAGCAGGAGGAAGGATCAGGATGTTATCCACCAATCCCCAGGTTGGCCTGACAAGCATGATGAACCGCTCGTCTGGGATCTGAGCACCACTTGGAGTTGCTGTCAACGACACAACGCCTGGTCCTTCGCTTGAGAACGCCCTCAGTAAATCATACAAAATCGTAGCAGATGTGGACATAATCTTTCCTTCCAAATAAACAGGATTAGTCTTTCATAGTGATACCAACGACGCCCGCGACATCGCCGGTGATTTTCAAAAAGCTGGCATTTCGCAGCACGTCCGGAACTGGATATGCCAACCCATCGATTCCTATACCCGTAACAGCTGTGGTAACAGCCACGTTAGACTCGTTTTTCACTGGCGAATAAACCCCGTTTATAGAGGTGCTTGCGTGCCAAGTAAGCGTTGCAAATGTTGACCCACCAGGAATAAAAATCATTCCCCTGTCAGAATTGGAAAAGTCAATGGCTGCACTGGCAGCTGCCGTTGTCCCGACTGCCACGCTGCGAATTGATGCGGTGTATCTTGAGTTTGTCACTGCGGAGTCCCTCCTATGGTCAGACTGCCAATTCTCTGCTCTCGAGTACGATAATCATAATCGAAAACGCCAAATTTACCACGCGCGCCGTAAGGCGAATCTGGACCGAGGCTAGTTGGACCAGAACGCTCCTGATCCTTCCGTATTGCGAGAGCTATCAGCTCTAGGAAGCGTTTTTCATGCACATGCTCCCTTTCCTCGTAATTATGCTCCGCTGCGGCTAGGCATGCCTGCAAGATCACCTGACTGAGCATTTCCGCTCCAATCGGGTATTGATTTGCGTTGTCGATCGCCACAGGGCGAAGAATCATCGGGACTCGCAGCACGTAGGATGCGTCTGGAGCTGGGTAAAAAGCCAGAGATTTCCTGCTTCCCACTGTCGGATCGAATCTATCTGTCCTTATCGAATAGAAAAAAGGTCTTCCAAACTCCGGATTCTCAGACTCCATTTTTCGGATCATCGAGTCATGCCTATTGCGAACGGATGGGAACCAAGATGTCGGACCTGGGTAATAGGCAAGATCACCGTCGTTTGCCACCGCGTCAAAAGCAACGTCCATCTGAACCTCTGGCATAGCCAACTGGTAGCCAGAGGAAGCAGCTAGAGCCGCCGACAGGTCGTCAAGCGTAAGCTGCGTCCCGCTATCCCTGCTGGCAACGGAATAGTACTTGTCCCCAGCCCTAAGCACGCCGTTTGCCGCCCAGGCAGGGAACGTACCGCCAGTCAAAGTTACCACTCCGGAGGAAATAGCCACCGTTCCTGTTGCATACGGCGCCGTAGTTGTCACATCCGCCAAAGGTCTAAAGAACGACCACTCATGGGCAGCGTACACCCTCTCCAGACCATCCTTAATGCAGTAATTTATCTTCGTCAGTTGATCTGAAGCGAAACCGCTTTCGATCCCAAACAGGTAGTGTCCGACTCGCTCCACCAGGTTCGAGTACGTCGCAACGCTGCTGTTCGAGCCCGCATAGGATGCAAAATCGACCTCGAAGTGGTAAGTTGCTCCGTCATAAACAAACTCCACATACGCCGTGTAGGCAACGCCAGGAAGGTCAGTGAACTCATACTGGTACGTTCCTGTCGAAACAAGAGTCATTGACGTGTTGTCAGCAACAACCACGGCATTTGTGTCGTTCCTCTTGACGCCGTAGGTGCCAGTCGGGTCTGACAGTTTAGCGGTCGTCACGTTCGTCGGGACGCCATCTACCTTGAATGTTTTTCTGACGATGCGTGACATAATTACTCCACAGTTATACTGCGATCCTCGACAACAATGTTTACGGTACCGCCTCCACCTCCACCACCTCCTGCAAACACGCTTGCCGGAACCTCGTAGCTCTGAAAGGTTGCAGTCGTTAACGTCAAGTCGGTCCACCAGGATGCAATCGGAGTTGTGCCTACCAAGGCAAGCAAGCGATAAAGACCCGCTGCCACGTCGGTGTATGCCGCTCGATAGACACCTTTGCGATTGGTCTGCTCGGTTGCAGTGACGCTTGCAATCTCTGTATCGCTTCCCGAAGCGAAAAGCTTAGAAACTACGGTCTGACCTGGAGCAGCAAAGAACTCAACTGTTTGCGTTGCCATCTTCTTCCTTTGCCTCGCCTATCTTTTCCGCCAGTGGTAACAGAATTGCCGCAGCTTGCAGGGCGTTGTTGGCTGAACGAACTGCCGACTCAATGCACGCAAGCAACTGGACTTGTTCGTCTTTGGTGATTTCTATGATCATTTTTGCGCCGAAGGTAAAACGTCAGGTATTTGAAGTTGAGCAACAAGTGCCGCTTGCTGCTGTGGAGACAACGCATCGAAAAGTTGAAGTGCATTCTTCTTCTTGAAATCCAAGAGAGAAGCGTAGTACGAATCGCATGCTCCGCGAAAAACGCTGTCAGCATACTGCTGTTCAGTCAGCAAGGGTTTTTGTTCACCACTAGGCTTACCAAGGTTTGATGCCGTTGTCGCATCGTTAGCAAGTTTCGTTGCGTAGGACAGACCCCATTTTTGCTCTTGAGATAATTTTGTTAGGTCAACCATGCTTACAGACTCCTTAGCTGTTCAAGAGTTGTTTCCGTTGCTTCGATTTCGTCCTGCAATCTCAGAACGTCATCGAGGTTTCCAAGTGCTGTAGCTGTTGCCAACGCATTGTTCAGCGAGGCTAGCTTGTTTGCGACTAGAACGATTAGGTCACTGATTGTCATACTAGCACCACAAGTTCCTGACTCACCGCTGAAAGGTGCGACATAAGATAAACAACATCGTACTTGTCGGTTCCATCGACTGCGACATAAGCCGCCATACGAGAACCGAGTGCCGCTGTACCTGATTGAAGGAAGTCGGTAGGAGTGTAAGGACTCAAGACCCTATTCTTCGCATCGAAACGGAATATCTGGTTCACCGTTGAAGCGACATACTGATTGATGTAGCTGTATCGGCCTTGTTCTCCATAAGGCGAGTAGCATCCAGTGGAACCAGTTCCCATGCCACCCACGTTTCCGTCGTAGGTGATTGCTCCTGTCCATGTTCCGGTGATTGAACCAGCAATGTCAAGCAAGTCGAGCGTCACTACTCCACCACCACGGAAAAAGTAGTTAAACGAGTGCCTTGCATTTCGACCAACATCCGGTTGGATTCCGAATGAAGGACACCACAAGCAACCAGCAGCATTTGCCGCCGGAGCAGCACCGAAGTAGGTTGTACTCCACGCGTCAGCCGCGATAGAGTTGGTCCCATTGTTTACGGTCGCATCGCCATAGTTGTAGGTGTAGGTCGTAGTGTTCGCGGTTGTTCGCAACACAATCAAGTTCGGTTGCTCGATGACGAACTTTGCTGAGTTTGAAGGCTGAACAGTCCATGCCGTTCCGGTTGTATAAACCGCCGACGGTCCCGCTGTATGCGATGCAATGATTCGCCGTTGTCCGACCGCTGTTGGGGTCAACGTATCTTCGACAATGCGGATCTGAAAGTTCCGATACTCGTTCGCGGCTACCGCAGCATCACCACCACTCGCACGCCCTGTAATCGTCGATGCGCCTGAGCCAGTCGCAGTAATTGCGAATCGAGTTCCTCCAGCGGTATCCGTGTCATGCCCGCCCTTGATCATTCCCTCTCCAGGCTTGTTGTCGTATGGAACGTATTGCTCATCAAGAACAAGCATGGCAGAATCGGTCGATAGCGTTGCTGGCAAGTTGGTGATCGATTTGTTTGCTAGTGTATTCGTTGCCGGTTCGAAAGCTCGAAAAGCACCTGTCGCAAGTGTCCCCGAACCCAACATGAACAATTCACCACAGAGCAACTCGTATCGTGCGCCAGTTGCGGGAGTAAACGAAAACGCAACATCAACGTCGATAGCTGGCGTTGTTCCCGCAGTGTTCCCAACAATCCAGCGTTCTTCGGTCTTTCCTGCTCCCGTGTCGATTATTCGCAATCTGAACCCAAGTTCACCCGAACCACCACGGTTGGCAAGCATGTTGAGACCAACCGCTGTCGGCAATGCCGTTGTCAATGTCACTCGCGTAGTTGTTGCACCTGCCGCGATTGTTCCAACAACGCCAAGCGAGGGAGCGAAAGCAGACGTGGACCCAGCACCGAACGTCCCCGCTGTCAAAGGCGTAGCAACTGCCGACTGCCATGCCTTTGTTATCAAATTGAAACGATAAAGAATCGCGTTGCTAATCAACTGATAAACAAACGGATTACGAGTTGAATCGTTCCGCATGTCAGCGGCCGTTGACATTGCCGATGGATGCACGCTAGGAGCAGGTGGAACCTGAACCCACATTTGCCTGTCGATAACTTTTTTGAAGGTGTTTGCCATGTTATTTCCTAAGTGATTCGACTGCGAACACAATCCGACCATGCAGACATATTCGCACCATAAACTTGAATCCTGCCCTGAAGCGTATCAATCGTTGATAGGTTCGTCACCGTTGCGCATGTGGTCACGGTTGTAACCGTTGTTACAGTTGTCACCGTACCAACAGTTGTAACCGTACCGCTTTCGATGATGCCCGTCACACGTTGGCGTTGTAGCGACTTGTCGAAACCCAATGGGGCCATGAGCATCGATAAGATGCGGCTCAACGTGTTTCGAGATTGATCGTCTGCAACTGCCATGTCATCGACAACATCGACCAACACCTGCAACACATCGTTTGCGGAATGCGTACTGGTATCGGCATCGAGTGTTAGTACGTTGTTCGTAAACGATACAGCACCATTCGCGGAATCAGCGAAGTTGTAAATGATTGTATTTCGAGTGACGTTGGTAATCAGAAGCACTTGATTGAGCGCATAGTTTCGACCAACAAACGTAATTGTACCTGCCCCCGCTGCACCTGGAGCGAACACGGTCGAACCTGCGATATCAACGCCGACTTGTTTTTTCATAGTGCAACCGCCATCGCAATTACGAACGCCTCCGAAACACCACCACCACCACCACCACCGCTAATCGTTTCGATCTTATCCCATAGAGCGTTCTTCGTTGGGACTTGCAGCGAACCGTTCCAACCACCACCGTAAGCCTCGTCCGATACTTCCAAACTAGCAGCAGTAATTGGCGCGCCTGCTGAATCGTCCCCAAGACGGAAGTTGATCGCCGTGGAGTTTCGCTTGAGCATTGGAAACGATGCGGTCGCAGGTCCAAGGAACAACCTGTCGAATCCATCCGAGGTCGCGTTGGTTATTCGCAATTGCCCCGCTGCTGGAGTGTACAGAACGATCTGAGATGTCGCTGCTGATGCATTGCTTGAGTTGCTGAGATTGAGTTGCGCACCAATCAGCACTCCGCCCGTCAACGCCTTAACAACTCCCTGAGTACCTGTTTGACCTCCGACCAATGCGACCGATCTTGCTGAACCCGTTCCAGCGTATTCATGCCCGATTACGAACTGATTCGACTCCCAGGACATTCTAGCGCGTTCATAGTTGCTGGCATCGGTGTAGGTGTTGTAAACTCTGAACCCGCATGCATTGGTCCCAGTGTTCGCGTTTCGCACCGCTAGTATGTCGGTAGCATCTCGCAATAGCCATGCATCCCATAGATTCAGTCTGCCGTTAGATGCCGCTAGACTTCCAGCCGTAATTAAGTTCGAGTTTAGATCTAGTGATATTGTCATACCACCATCACTAGCACGCGACATTTGCAATGCACCTGCTGTGAATCGAATCGCATTGAATCCAGCGGTCGCGAATCGTCCAGAAGTTAGCGATCCGTCCTTTGCCACCGTGAAGAATGAGTTCGCTCCGACCTTCCAATCTGCAAGAAGGCTTGCAGCATTCGATGCGGTATCGGTTAGGTTCATTTGAAACATCGTTGGCGTTCCAGAGGTGTTCCACGTCTGAACAATGTTCAATGACGAAACCGCTTCTGCTCCAGCCAAAGACGCACCAAGGATTCTTGTCGGTCGCTTGACTCCGGTCCCTAACGCCTCATGCCCTATCGTGAACCCGTTCGTATCCGCTTGCAGAAAACCACGTTCGTAGTTCCCGGAGTCGGTGTACGTTCCGTAGATTCTTTTTGTTTGCGCTGCTGTTCCGTTGCGTTGCGCTACAACACCCGCAGCATCTCGGAAAACTCTCGTATCGCCTAGCCACGAAACGTAACCAGAACCAACATTCAAACCATTAGTTGACCACCACGGAGAATTAGCATCTCCGTATCCTGCGATGTTCGCACCAAGCACAAGTCCCGTCAGACTTGCTATCCCGTTTTTGTAGACGTAAAACTGCGACACAGCGCCGACTCGCAGATCGCAAAGCAAGCTATTTGCGCTGCTAGCCGTATCGGTAATGTTCATTTGAAACGCTGCTGGTGTCCCAGTGGTGTTCCAGGTCTGAACAACATTCAATGCGCTAACCGCCTCGGTCCCCGCTAACGATTGCCCCAGGATCCTTACGGATCGCTTAGTACCAGTTCCTAATGATTCATGCCCGATAGTGAATCCATTGCTGTCGGCTTGCAAGGATCCACGTTCGTAGTTGCTTGAGTCCGTGAACGTGCCGTAGATTCGCGATGTTTGTGCCGCTGTGAGGTTACGTTGTGCGAGTACGTTTGAAGCATCTCTGTAGAGCAAGACATCGAGCGTCCCGTTCCCGTTCGTCCCATTGGAGAAGGCGAAGTACCCATCGCCAGGAGACTGAAACCCTGCCGACTTAATCGATGCTCTTGGAGTTCCTGAAACACCCGCTGTCGATACCGACCACGTTGCAACGTCAGACTGGAAAAGCCAAGTTGTTCCACCTGCCAACGCCGTGATCTGACCCGTCTTGCTGACCCTGAACTTGCTCGACCCGCCTACGAGCATGTCGATCACTGACGACGATGCATCGCTAGCCGTATCTACAACGTCTAGCTTTAGACCAGTGAACACCGTACCGGCATTGTTCCAGGTCTTGACGACATCGAGTTCAAGACCTAGGACTGTGCGAATCGACGCAGCATTAGCACCGGTCAATATCGATCGACCAGTTGCAGACGAATCGAGGATCTGTGTGGACAGCAGTGCTGAAATACCCACTACTGAATTTCCCCAAGCTTGACTTTTATACTAGCCAGCTCACGCCACAACTGCTCGCGGTCGGCTTCGCACGCTTCGCAACGCTTTTTCAAGTCGTCGTAGCCACGATGGAAGATTGCGAACAGAAACGCCACACAACCTGATAGGGTGCTCACGACAGCACCACCAAAAATTACCAACAATGATTCCTGGCTCATTACGCACCCCTCAATGCCTACCTATGCACTAGAACACACAGACCTGAAAAAATGGGGGACAGGACAAACCTGCCCCCCAAGCAGTCGTTGATGCGGGCTACTCGTATTGAGCGCAGGCCAGCCAGTCGATGTTGATGGTCAGTGGTGTTCCGGTTGCGACGGTCTTGATACCAATGAACGGAGCAAGAAACACATCGTCAGGGAACGTTACCGCATCAAGTTCCGATGCAGTCAAGCGGGCTGGGGATGAAGCGGAGCCAGCAAGCCTTCCGTTGACATAAAACTCCAGCGACTTTGGAGCAGCGCGATAGCGGAACCCAAGCTTGACGTAGGTGCTCGCCACTGCGTTATGCAGGGCATTCAGCTTCGTCTTAGTAGCACCGTCCTGGTACGCCTGTCCGTCAGCCTTGTAAGCCGCATCAATGGCTGCGCCTTCAGCCACCAAATGGTTAAACCCAACGAAATTTTTGTCGGCTAACGCTCCACCATCTGCAAAAAGACTATCAGCCGCAATCATACTAGCCTCTCCGAGACCAACTGCGTATGACCACTTAGCAGCCACAATAGACGACACTGACAAGCGGCATTCAAAAGCCAGATCGTTGTTAGCAAGGAAGAACGGCGCACTTGCTGTTCCACCCCACTTTACCACTGCGTCTTCGTTCGCAACGTCAGCGTCCGTTGCAATAGCAAGAACTCCCTTTTCGGTCGCGGTGTCAGCCGCCAAAGCAGCCGTACAACCAGCAGCGAGCAAATTCGCATACGGACCAACAAGCGTTGTTGCATTGAACGTGAAGAAGTCATCGAATACACCAAAAGCTGGGTTTCCGCTTGGGGTCTGAAACGAGCTTCCCGTGGGATTCATGCTCGTCGGTGAACCAAACCCTTTCCACAAACGAGGCGACAGCAAACGACTAGAAATTTCATCAAAATGCGCATCCATTTCACTTTCCCTTTCAAGGAATTTTTAGGAGTGTCCCAGCCTTGGGTGGGCGTTTTCCCAGTTAAAAAAATGGCGGGCGAATTTTACGTCTGCCCGCCAGAGACGTTTTCAAAAACTACTGACACATTGTCAGTAAGCTTATGCACTTTCGGTCACGGCTTGGGTGCTGTAGCCACGGAAGTTTCCGCGACGGTTGAAGCAGACCATCTGAACCGAGTCATCCATGCAGCGAACGCGAACGTTGCTCATTTCTGGGTGCTGGAACGCCTTTCGCTTACGCATTTGCCGACCAGCAGCATAGTACGCTCGGAAGGTTGCCCAGTTGACTCCGAGAATGATACCATCAGTACGGGCATTTACGCTCGACTGATTCGTCCAAGCTGGAACCCAGTTCAACGGAACGCCACGGATGTAGACAGTTCCGCTGCGAGCCGCAACATCGTCTCCAATGTTGTCGTTTCCGAGCTGCAGCAATCGGCGATTAGCCGAAAGGACGCTGTGGGTGGTCAGCAACTCCCAGTCCGATCGCGTTTGGTCAACGATGTCCGGTCGCTGAACAGGAGGAGTGAATTGGCACAAATCCATCGAAACGATAGTCTTCTCGACGAAATCGCTTCGGCTCACCGTGGTGTAAGGGAACGTTCGGTTTCTCCACTGAGGATAGGTGGTACAAGAAATACCACCAACGCCGTTCGCACCCCAGCCAACTGGCTCAAATCCGTTGAACCCTTCAGGAGCGTTGTTTTCGGAAACGCTGTCGTTAGTGGCTGTGATCCACCACAACAGGGATGCAACCGAAAACGGAGACTGGGTTGGACCAACAGGACCAGGTCCAAAAATGAGATCTTCCATCCCCGTGTAGAACGAGGTCATAAGATCTTGTTCAAGACCTTCGATGTAGTCGTAAATCTGACGACCACCGGTTCGGAAGATTTCCTCGTCGATGTCGTAGTGGTAGTTGTTGGTGGTCAATGCCCACTTCAGCGAGCCTTCGTCCAGCGTGTTGACGCGAGTCGAAGAGTCACGGTGGTAAAGACCGACAGTTTGGAAGTTGTCGTTGGTGTTAACCTTGATCTTCCACTTGCACTGCGATGTGCTCATCGTGTCTTTCTTCAGGTTGCCCGAAAAAAGCCGCGAGGCATACTTGTAGCTTTGCAGCGGCAAGGACAGATCCTGCGCTGCCAGCCTTTCTTCACCAGCAAACTTTTGCTGAATGCTGTTCACGAAATCATCAATTTGCTCAATCGATAGTGCCATTTGGCAATTCCTTTATGATTACGACTTTTCCAGCTCTCGATACAGCCGGTCTGCTTCGTCGCGAGGATTATCTCGCGGGGGTAAAGGCTTGGTTGGGCTTCCACCCTGACGAAGCTGATTCTGCTTGAAAACCTTCTTAGTCTGTTGCTTTAGTTGTTTTTTGCTGAGTTCTTCCGAAAAAACCATGTTGGCTACTCGCTTTACCAACTGGTCCGTAAATTCAGCCGGACGACCAAGACGCTCGAGACCAATCATCTGCGCTTTTACCGCAACATGAAGATCCCTTCGCCTTTCGAGCTCCTCTGGTGTTTCGTCTCCGGTTTTCCCGAACAAATCGGAATGCCCGAGAGAATCCACAAAGCCATCAAATCTCTGCTCCTCGGATTTAACGCTTTCCATTTGGAATCGCGACTCCAAGGCTGACAAGCGAGATTCGTAATGATCACGCATTCGCGTAAATTCATCAACTATTTCGTCGTCGTAGAGATCCTTGCTCAAAGAAATCTCATACCGATCATCATCATTGCTAGATGATGACGGCTTCTCGCCCTGCTCTGGCTCCTGCTTCTTAAACTGACCCTTCTCGTTTCGAGCCGAGCCCTGATCGCTTTCAGCCAAAGCCTTGCGCCCAGCCTCTAGCGACTTCTTGTCAAGCAGTCGCACAAACTTATCCAACTCCTCGCGGCTGGAAAATTCCTGTAAATCGGAATCATCAATTCCATACGCGGCTACCTCGGCTTTTAGATCGTCACTCATCCAATCTGGAGTGCTCGACTCTTCGCCGGTATCCTCGCCTTGAGCATCGCTCGCAGCGGCTTTACTGCCGGATGTAACCTCGGCTTGTTCACTTGCATCCGGCTCTTGACCGGAATCCTGGTTGTGTTCGTGTCCACCATCTCCCTGACGCTCTGCTGCAACCTCTTTCGCTACAGCATCTGCGTAGGCAGCAATGTCTTCACTTGTCATGCTTTCGTTCAATTCAGTCGTCATTTCACTCATCTCCATATCCACCATCCATATCGTGCAAGCCTCGCATCCTCAGAAATTCATTTCTTGCGCGACGGCTTGTACACCTCACTTGACCACTGTCCAACACAGCGGCGCCTTGAATGCCATGCTTCTTGATCAGATCCCTCGTCTCTCCGACCTGGCTTTTCATCACACCACAGCCCTCGGAAACCCACGGATCGTGCTCGGTATAGGTGTTCGCAACCATTGGAGGACCAGATAGCCAGTCGGCTTTGCGAGGAACCAACTTGTCGAGTTCTTCCGCTGAAACAAACTTGCCTTTGTACTTAAACTTTACTTCGCTCATTATTCCATCCCCTGCAACATCGAGTTTCTTTGCTGCGAATTGACTTGCGGGTTGCCGCCCATAAGCGTTTGTATCAAAGCGTTATTGCGAGCCTGCTCTGTTCCACCGCCGCTAACATTCCGCCTTATCGTTTCTCTGCTAGTCACTGGAGATTGCCTAATGGTGTTCTCATCGCCACCTAGCATCTCAGCCGGATTTGCAAACGTAATAAACCGCTTGAACTCAGGTCTGTTCTTGAGTCTTGCTATTTCGTCAACAATAGCTTCGGCATCAATCGAAGCTCCCGACGCCTGGAACATAGGCCAGAGCGGGGCAATCTCGCGAAGCACTTGAAACAACTCCTGCAGCTTTTGCTCTGGAGTCTTAAAAATCATTGAATACGGTTCGACTCGAAAATCGTAGTCCTCAAATTCACCTACTCGGTAGTCTGGCGTCCAATCGGATTCCACCATGATACCCGTGTTCTCCACCTCCATCGAGGTTTTGAGCTCGAGCGTTGTGTCCTCCCACATCAGCCTGCCAAGATCAAGAATGCACTCGGACGCGAACGATACAACAGCCATTCGCATGTCGGCTACGTTTTTGGAAACGTTTCCATGGATCAACTCCTCTTGACCGAGCGTAGATGCTTGCTGCCCAAGCCCACCCATTGCCTGAAGGTTTCCAGCGAACCTGTCGTACTCTCCTTGAAGGAACGTAGCGAGAGCCATATCTCTTTGGTCAATACCACCGCTTTGGAACTGCTTAATTTGGTCAGGGCTTCGTCCTCTGTACCATCCGTTTCTCTCAGCGGTCCTCAATCGTTCTGCATCATCTTCCATTCCTGGAGGGTAGACGTTAACAACGCGATGAGCGTCTGAATCATCCTCCATTCGCCTGTGGAGGCGATTCTGAAGGTCGTGCATGCCCTTCAGATTGATAGCTGGCGACGTTGGGATAATGTTGTCTGGAGTATCGCCAAGCGACAAGAACTTGTAAGGTCCAGCTTGGGAACCAGTCCAATTCCGCTCAATGAGTGGCGGCAAGTTCTGCTGATCGCATGCCATCGTCACAATGGAGTTGTTTTCGGCAATCCATATGTCTTGAAGCCAAACCATATCCTTCAGATCGTCGTCTTCAGCACTTCCCCATTCGGATGCGATATCTCGAGCAGAACCCACTGAATCGTGATGCTGACGTTGTGTTGGAACAAGCTTATCTTTGACCTTTTTATTGTAACCTGGCTCGTCCATTATCTTTTCATAGTCGGCGCGATAGCGATGTCCGCAATACCGCATCTTGCTCAGCTCTTTGGCTGGCATATCGAGAATCAAGTCGTCGAGCGATACGCGGTTGAACCACGGCTCACCTGGATCAAGCCACACGTCTTCCTCTGACTCGAGCAAACCATGAAAGCGAGTATCCGTATCTCGCATCATGACAACGCCACAACCAAGACAAAAAAATGCGTCCATGACGATGGATCTGAACGTCTTGTCTAAAGACATATCGCCAATCAACTTAGTCAAGTTGACTTCAAACCGCCTAGCAAAAGGGATCTTGTCTGCCCTCGAGGTAGAAACCAACACCATAGGGTTGTTGGCAGCGAGAGCCACCGTATAAATACGAGCTGTCTGGTTGATAAGATTAACCAGAGTTTTGTTCTCAGCGCCAGACTCCGCGTACCAAGAACCAACGTAATCCTTGATCAATTCTTTTCTGACGCGACGAAAAGGCTCTAGGGCGTCTCGCGAAGAGCGAATCGCTTTATAAAGCCTATCTCTTTTTTCTGGGTTTTCTAAATCAAACATCCACAGCCGAAATAAAAACGGATATTTTCCGATCAATTTCGACTGGGTTCTAACTCCAGCCTAGTAATCCAACGATTTTTCGCTAATCAGTCTTCTTTGCAGAAGATGCTTTTGGAGCCGTGCTAGACTTCATTGCCTCAAGGTTAACCCTTGCGTGCGTCAAATTCAATGCCGCCTGTGAGTAATGCAGCCCCTTTTGCGAATCAGGGTGCGCTGACACATGATCAAAACACTTTGCCATTGATTTTTCGCACTTCTCGATCAACTCTTCAAACATCTTGCATCCTCCAGGTTCTAACCTTCGATTGACTATTTTCGCAGAACGTCCCTAATTCCGTAGCTTGGGCTCTCAGAACTATTGAACTTACGCTCCTGTCGCTCTCTCCATAAAAAGCTTCCATATTCAGGATTCTGACCTGTTTCTATATCGCTGTCAACTTTAGTGTCTGCGTTGTCTGTAGCGAACACTAGCCATGCGCCTGCAGCTGATATCGCTCTGTCACCGTGATTCTTCTCTGTGGCACCCTTATTCTTAGTAGGAGCGTGAATGATTTTTGCCCCGTCCCACTCATATTCCCCGCATTCTACGATCATTTCTTCGGATCGCGGGATGTAACGTTTTTGCTCCATCGCTAGGGCGAACTGCTCGAACATGTCAGCCTTGTCGGCATCTCGGCATGGAAATCCCGCCTTTCGGCTCTTTTTCTGAGATCCGAGCTGCATCACGTCGCGATAAAAGACGTTTCCGTAATAGCATACCTCGACGACCTCTTTAGCAAACCCTCCTGAAACCCCGGAATCCTCCCACCCTAGCAATGCTTTTCGCATCCACAGACACAATCCAACTACCATCCTGGCAAACGGTCGAGGTTCTAACCCTTTGATCGTGTACTCCAATACCTGCTCACCGGTTCTATTATCGATACCGGACGCTACGGAATTGGACGAATAAGCACCGACCCCTCCTGAGGCGATGTCACAGGCAATCGTAAACGGACCAAGAGGAGGACTGTTGTCTATCCCAGGCTTGAACCACAAGGACAGCGGTCCATCCTCTCTAGGTATTAAACCTTTCAGCTCAAGAGTCTCATTGTCGAATACAGGAACGCCTCTCCAGACAGGCTTTTTAGCGTTTTCTCGCTTCATGCGATCAAGAAGATCCGCTGCAAACACCTTTCCAGCCGAGCCTCTGGCGTCCATATCAAGCTCTCTGGCTATGTATCGCGGAGTCGCACCAGGGATTAGGCAGTGTGAGTCGTACCAAGGCGATCGAATCTTGCCTTCGATCTTATGCCCTTTTCGCTCGATGGCTCGCAGTTCTCTTTCGTGCGTTGCAATGTAATTATCAACCGCATCCTGCTCTTCTGGATTTACGGCTTTTACCACTCCGTCCTGCTTGACGTAAGCGAGAGCTGCATGCTCTGGGTTGTCTTTCCAATCGAGCGGAAATACCCTCGGATTGTCTGGATCCATTGCGGATTCGTAGAAAACGCCTGTGTCGGCGCCGAAGGTCGAGCAAAGGAACACGCAGTTATGGACAAGAAGCGGACGCCCATCGTCATCAATGACAGTGAACGCCCGCTTTGGACCGCAATTCAGAAGGTCGTAGACGGCAATCCGCCCTGGCCCGATCGTGGCTTCAGTAAATCGTCCCCTTGAACACCCCTCTTGATGCGACCTAGGATCGCTTCCATAGTCACACCAGCTTCTCTTGAAATCTCCGCAACGGTCATCGCGCCTCGAGACGTTTCCATAAAGCGATTGCTCCTCCTGTTGTTGCAATTCTCCTGTCGCGTCACCCATCGACAGTTCCCAGGATAATAACCCTTGCTGTTGTCTATCCTGTCCAACTCCAAGCCTTCCTGCTTCAAGCCCATATCCGCAAGAAACACCTCGAAATCCATCCATTGATCGCAAACAGTAACCCCTCTCCCTGCGTAACGATGGTACGCTTCGTGGCGAGGATCTGTGCATCGTGACACCATACTCCTCCACGAGACATACTCTGGAGTCCGAGACTTTCCGTGCTTGAAGAACTGCTTTGCCGACATCTCCCTGTGGCGACACCCGCAACTCTTCGTGTTCCCAGATCTCAAATCCCCAGCTATCACGTCCACGTCCTTGCCGCATTCGCACTGGCATTTCCATTTTGCAGCATTGTGTCGAGTTGATCCATTCCTCTCGATAACCGTCAGGTAGCCGAATTTCTGCCCTGTCAAATCCTTCGCTGGCATCTCTCCACCCTTCAACTGTGAATACTTTATGATCAGGGGTAAGGCCAACGCCATACGTCGAAATAACATCCCTTCGGCCCTGATACACACATCCGCTGTGATGTATCCATGTTGTACCATCCCAAACTCTATCGGTCAAGTTTACGTCCTCGATTGCAACCAACCCTCTATCAGTAACAACCATTGACCCCTTCGCGCAACAATTTGTAACATGGGCGACCGAACTCATGATCTTGTAGTCAATTCCGCCAGAGATGAACTCTTCTGACCCCACTTCATCGAATGCGAAAAGCGTAGTTCTGCCGCCCCGAGCAACGTCAGCCGTAGCGGAAAACCCAATCCATACGGAGTTTGTCTCTGGAATGCGGATCGTATGGTCGGTGATATTCCTATCGTAACCATCTAGCATCCAGAGCGGCAGCTTATCGAGCATCATTGACAACTTGTTCATAACCGCAGACGGGTCCTTGGAGTCCATCATCTTTTCGTTACGGGTAACAAGTCCAGAGGAGAAGCCTTTTTCCGTCAAAGCCCTACGTATTTGCACACCGAGGTATGTGTACGTGCCTCCCTGCGCTCTGCTTTTCTTCACCGTCACCGAAACTGGGTGCTCTTTCTCCATTGCCTCTGTTATCGCATCGTCCATCGCAAGAATCACCGCTTCCTGGTGTTTCCACGGGATAAACGGTCTCATCTTGATCTTTGCTCGAGGCTCATGCACCCACAACGCAAACGCAAAGAAGAACAGCACATCGGTTTCGCACGCCTGAATCAGGGCGTTTCTGAATCTTTCGTCCACCAACGCTCTTTCGCGGCAACGAATCCTCCACTTGAGGTTCTCAATGATGTCTTTGGGGGCGAGGTCGTAAAAAGTCGATGCCATCCAGCTACCATTCCATAAAAAAAGACCACGCAGCTATTACCCTGCGCAGTCCCTGGAGATTTGCTCATGAAGAGCACCCAAACTATACCCCACAGCGTTGACATGTGTCAACAAACCAAGACTACTTGCGCTCAAGAGCTTCCTTCATGTCCATGATTTTTAACCTTGCTCTCAGCGTTGACTCCTTGATTCCATGCTTGTCAGCCCACGCCTTGATCGTCATTTTCTTTCCAGCGTGCTCAATTCCGCACCTGCCGCACGACACCGTGTGACCGCTCCTCATGTGATCTAGCCTGACATCGACTACCGTTCCGCATGAGCATTCGCAGCGAAACTTTCGCTTTCCGGTAGAGGATAACTCCTCGATTACTGACAACGAGCCGTATTCTTGACCCTTAACAACCTCAACGCGCCGCATTAACAGTTCACCTTCGAGTTAGGAACATCAATATCACCAGTTTACCAGCATTCCCCCAATCCAGCAAATCAGCGACATTTAGCTTACCACCCTACTTGACACCACTTTTTGCGGAGCGTAGCATTCGATTGTTGTTTGTTCATTGTTTTTATCGCGAGGAGATTTGCGATGTCAGTAGCAGCGTATGTTCGAGTTAGTACGGATTGTCAGAATGAGGCTAGCCAGAAGCGAGAGATTTTGAAGTGGCTCACTGGAAACGGTATCAAGCCGAGTAGCGTCACCTGGTACATCGACAAGGCGAATGGATCGGATCTCAAGAGACCAGCCTTCGAGCAGATGCAGAAGGACATTTTCAACGGTGCTATCAAAACCGTGGTGATCTACAAGCTCGATCGTTTATCGAGGTCGATGTCTGACGGAGTTAAAGTGCTTGCCGATTGGGGCGAGAAGAAGGTTCGCCTCGTATGCACCTCGCAACAGTTCGACTTCTCAGGCGTCATAGGCGAGTTGATCGCAGCTATCATGTTTGCGATGGCGAAGTGGGAGAAGCAGAACATCAAGGAGAGGCAAGCAGCTGGAATCGCAGTTGCGAAGGAAAGAGGAGCCTATCGAGGAAGGCTTCCAGGCGCCGTAAAAGCTGGAGTGAAACCTGATCGTGCCATTAAGCTGCGCAGCAAAGGCTTAGAGAACGCTGAAATTGCCAAGATCATGGGAGTTAGTACACGAACGGTGATACGTTACTTGCAGCGATCGGAGTAACGCACGTAATAGGCGCACCCCAGGCTCATATACTGTAAGCAATCTCGCTCGTTGCCGGAAATTACGGGTTTTTCCCGTAATACTGACCAGCGAGCGTATTCGGGAGAGTTAAGAGGCGAGCAGCCTGCACTGCTTTATCGCCGTTCCCTCTCCCAGCGTCCACTCACCGTCAGCCTGCTGCTCCTGTACGACCCTTGAGGTTAAGAGCCTCTCCACGCCGCAGGGCGCTTTGCCGACTCAATCCCATGCACTTTGGCGGTCTTCCACAGATCGGGCAACTTGCTCAAACGATTGCACGCACAAGCGCCGGTTGCCCGGCATTAGACTCGTGCTATATGCGTGCTCCCCCCCCTGATGTGGCTTAGAGGGGGAGCTGGTGCGACAGAGAGCATCGTCACCTTTGTGCGTTAATCTACAAAGACGAAGCAGAAGTCAATGCGAAACTCTGTCAGCCGAAGCCACTCGGCATGTCAAATGCTACACTGGCGACTTGATGTCGTCAACGACGTTTTCCAGGAGCATGTGACGTAAATTTTTGGATTCTGTCACTACGGCTTTGGCTAAGTGTTCCAGCGACTCTGCAGCCCTAATCTTGACATCCCGCTCAGTCTCGGCGAGCCTAGCTTGTTGCTGCTTCTCCGAAAACCGATCGACCAGTTTTGCGGCGTCGAGATGGAATTTAGCTAGCGTTGAGTCCTCACCCTCTAGTCCTAGCCGCCAATTTGTCGATTTCCTGCATTTTTTTGCCTGCTCTCTGTGCCAGTCGGCAAGCATGTCTTCGGTAATCATCTTTAATCGCTAGCCTCTTTGTAGATGTCCATGAACTCCTGAGGAAAGCCCTCTGCCTTCACTCCATTCTTCGTCCAATGATCGAAAAGTATCAATGCCAACCTGTTTACCAGCGAAATTATTGCCTTGTCGTAGCCGAGCTCACGAACGTCAGCACGCACAAGCGTTGAAAACAGCTCGCGATCCGTCCTGCTATCCATAAACGCTTGATAGGCAATTTGTTTGATAGTCATCACCGCTGGCATAATTGCCCCCTGCTGCTGAATTACTGCGTTTTAACGACCCAGGTTTAGAGCAGCTTACCAGATTGAAGATTTTTAGTAATCCTTGCGGACCGCATACCCCTCTTTAACGAGGGTTTCGCAAACCCACTGATCGGATCCCGACTTTCTAAAGTCAGCCAAGTATCGCCCGTATTTCTCTTGTTTGTCCTTGAGCGTTCTTACGTGGCAGAACGCAGATGGAGGCAAAAGCTCGACCAAACGAAGCCTAGCGGACTTCCCTTCCTCTGTGTTCATCTCTGGAGCGTTGATCCCTGCCAGCCTGAACCGCAGCTTAATCGAAACGTCAAAGCCTAGATCAACCTGCGCGTCCACTGTGTCGCCGTCAACGACCTTAATGATTGAACATGAATACTCGTACACTACTCAATCCTTTCTGCACCGATGATGTCTCCGCCTTCTCCATCAAACACCAAACATGGGTATGTAGCTTCTGGATCATTCTGCTGAAGACGTTTAACGCAGAACGCTTCCAGCAGATGCCAAGCCTCGTTTGCTTCCTCATCGCCAATGGCAAAATGCACTGAAAGCAAACCGCAAAAAAATCCTTTTGGGCTCAATTGCACACTATCACTGCTGCTATCGCCTTCCATCTTGCCTCCAGCTTGCATAAGAAATCAGTAGCCCGCCAGCCACCGCGAACGGAACCCACCAAGGGATGGCGGATTCCACCATGTAACGGAACTCGAATAAGCTCATTATGTGTAGCTTCTCCCGGCGACAAAGTAAGACCTGCCAGACGCACTGGCTGAATTACGCCAATGTCTGTTAAACCTCTCCCACCAAAAGGTCAAATCGTACTTCTCGTCGTCGTAGTATTCGCAGACAAACTCCGACTTAAATTTTGATCCGATGTTTTCAAACAACGTGGAGGCTCGAATTTCGTGCTTTTCAAACTCTTTGTGGTTTGCGAGAAGATCGCACAGGGCAATATAGTTTGATCCACGAATGACGCCAGCTTCAACGAAAATAATGGTTTTCTTCAGGTCGCCTGACCGAAATGCACGCAGTATCGCTTCCGACGTGTCGCCAGTCCATTGCTCGTCAGGGTACGGAACGTCAACACAGAATCCACTGCATACCTCGCCATCAAAACTAAGCCTATGGCGAAGTATCTGCCACGCTATCGCAGAGTAATCGGAAGATACACCAACAAGCGTTGAGTTGCTCGAGTCAAACCCAAACCCGTCTAGTAGATCTCCCATTTTCTCTATCAATGCAGCTTCATAGTAGGCGTTAACAAAAAGTTCTGTTCTGCTCATTCCGTAACCTCCGCTAAATCATCGACAGTTACGCCAACTGCATCCATGACTTCAGAAACCTCTGACCAGTCGTAAAAAATACGCTCGTCCGAATAATAGAGTCGCTTTACTAAATCAATTGCCGCTCGCTTAATCTGTTGCGAGCGATACTCTCGGCAATCGCATGCGTAGCTATGCGTGACGCAGCGTTCCGCTCGCTGTTTGGTGACTTCCTCGCTCATTCTGTCACTTCCACGCCAAATGGTGAACCGTCGTCAAACCGCAAACAATGAAACGCCTCTTTATATGTTTTGCCAACATTATCTGGTCCCAACCAAACCCGTTCAGATGTGTATGCAGACACGAGATACATGGAACAGTCACCGTAATTTGGCGACGTGTATTCCACCCACCGATCCCGATGCGGCTCGAACTCCGCTGCGTTGGCGAATTGTCGATACTGCTTTTCTTGCTCGATGCGTTTGATGATTACGCGAACACCTCTATTCCAATCATTAGAGGACACACCCGGTCTACCATCGTCCTCATCCATAAACCACTCTCCAGCTTTCGGATATCCAATCCGCACCAATCGCCAACCATATGGCACGCCTTCGATTTGTTCATTACTCATCCCCGTTACCTTTTGCTTTCTTGATTGCCGATTCAACAGCATTTCTTCCTGGTCCGAAAATTTTCCATCTAATCATGTCTTGCAATGCCATTTCACACGCTTGCAGCATGTCGGGTGCTGCTGCAAACAGTCTTGCGTCATATTCGTTATCAACTGTTCCAATGCTTCTTCCTGATTCGGTTCTAATTGAAAAAAACCGAAAGAATCCTTCTTCATCTTGCAGATCGAAACTTAACGGTCCAGGCGTATGTTTCGATTCGCTCATTTGCTTTGCTCCTTTCGGCTCGGTGAATCCGAGTTTTACAAATCCAAATCCGTGCCATCCCAGGATATGGCAAATTCAACATAACACCGTGATATGTTGAAGTCCGCATACCATTTGTTATGCCGACTCTGGATACCGCGTCACCCCATCAGGCCAAGCGATACTGGTGAAACGCAATGAGACTGCTTGTCCGATTGAATTTCCACGCTTCACCACATCAGTGAGAACCATGTCGTCTTTTTTGATGATACATTCGGCATCCGGCCACAATGCTTTCACATGCAACCATGCTTCCTCTAAACTCATCGCCATTCCAACCCTCCGCATAACAAAGCGGTCAACCGAAGTCGCCGGTCACCTGGTTCTCACTCCGAGTCTCTTGGCGGCGACTCGGTTACCGCTGACGTTCGTCTCACCCACCATACCTACGCCAAACACCGTCCTCGTCCAGTTGCGCCCAGCTTCCGTTTCCGAAATTTGGCCCACCATCAAACTCTCTACCGTCTGATCGCTTAGGTGGCATAGTCGCTGGACGTTTGCCGCGACCGTTGTACGTTGTCCTACTTTCGTTCGCGTCCTCAAGCGTTCCTGATCCTCCACAAATCGGGCAGTCATACGTTCCAGCATCGAACCCCATTTTGACAATCGGGTGATCAGTTCCGTATGTCACTTTGCCCGCACCGTCGCATTCGCTGCATTTAACCTCGACGATTGGCGGCTCTGGCTTTTGCGATACATTGCAACCAACAAACACGCACGCAAACAAAGCAACATACACTGCGTATTTCTTTGTCATAACCCACTCTCCTAAACGACGAACAATTGGATGCACCAAAGCCCCCGATGGTGCGTTACTGAACAAAAGGATCACTGCGGGGGCTTGGTGATCCTGGGTGTTCGTCTTACTCGTAAATCGATCCAGGCTGCCCTGGCTCATTGCTTCTCCAGCACAACAGTCTGTGATCGCTTGCATGACGACATCGCTTATTTCCGCAATGCTCACACAAAATCATTCTTGCCGCATTCAGCTTAAACATTGGCATGTGCTCGGAACGCATGTCGAAATCATCAATGCAACGATGACATGGCATGGAACACGGTCCAGACGAACAATCGGATGAACCCAAGTGCCCGTTAGTGTCTTTTGCCATTGCTACTCTCCTCCTCGCACTGGGTTATCCTGTGCGTTAGGTGGATTGAATAATCT